ATGGCTACTGAAAAAGAACTTTTCATTTTTGTTACGTCACTAAGTGGGTGTAGTTATAAAGGGATGAGCCGAGTTTTGATATTTTCATTAGAATCAATATGCCTATTAACACAATCAGCAATAGTTGACGAGACGGAAATAAAAGAAGTCGTAGTTAAGAAATGCATTTCACAACATACCATTGTAGCCATTTTTATTGTTTTGGATGATAAACTCTTTTTGGAATTTTTAGTTTTTATAATTTGCAACTACACTACTTCTTTTACTAATATTAATGTCTAAGTAATCGATAAAAAATTTTCCATTGAATAAATGAGAAGTTAAAAACTTTACTTAACCTTTCTCATTGCATTTTCCTATTCACGATTTTAAGAACCCAACATACTACAAACGAATTTTAAAAGGCGAGAGTAAAGCTTACTTGTTTATTATACATATTTAAAATCCAAGAGTCAGAACAGACTACTCCTCTTTATAACTATAAAAAATAGCTATGAAAAAATCTATCGTCATAGATTCCTTCATAGCTAATCTTAGTATGTTTATTTTTATTTTAGGATGCTATTTATCAACTCAACATATAACTCACTATTTTTATAACCTTCTAATATATCATTAACTTGTCTAATAGGTATTTCTGGTACTTCTCTAATGTTTTCCAATTTTGTTTTAAATTGTTTTTTTGTTATTTGCTCTTTATTTGTAGCCAATTGGAACAAGTAAGAATCTAGCATATTAATTTCTTTATATGAATACATATATCTTAATAACACTAAATCTCTAGTTTTTAAGTTAGGCGCTAGTTCTTCTTGTAATTGTTCTATTGATTGTTTCATTAATAACAATCTCATTTCTAATTCTTCATTATTCATTTTATCACACTCTTTTTATATTAATGCTTGACCAACTTGGGAAACCCAAAACCCTATGCTTCTTGCAGTAGAATCTTTAATACCAGTTCCCATCAATGCTTGTGAAACTTGACCTTGTACATTTCCCCATGTAGCCTCTTCTTGTTTTAATGCATTATTCAATGCGGGATTTACAAATTTATCCCATCTTTTTTTTATGATTTTCCGGCACGGGGACTGATTTCTTTAACACCATTAAACACAGATTTTTTATTTTTAATCATAGCTTTATAGTATCATGTTGGCTAAGCTATAAATAAGTCAGTTTCTCTAAAAATTAAATAACTGAATGTAAGACAATCAACAAACCAAATTTATACTTCATCTAAACCACTGTGGTCGTCATCTTTTTGCTTTTCTTTTTCTTTCTCTCGTTCTTGTTCTTTTTTGTACTCTTCTTCAAATTCTTTTTCTTTCTTTTCTACTTCTTCTCTTGTTTCCGCTCTATGAGAAAAATCTTCGGTTTTAAGTTTACTAAATTTGAATGATTTAGAATCAACTGTTTTATCTTCTGAGTATTTATGGACATTTAAATTAATATTTCCATCACCTCTTAACTCATAGATAAACATGGCTTGTGCAGTTTTGCCTTTTTTAATTTGATCTTGGTTATGTTCTGTCCAATCTTTATATTTTTTATCACTTAAAAGATAACCATCTCTTAATTTATTTACTGTATTTTTATCATCTTGAGTGATATTAATATAGTCATGAGAAATAGAAGATGGATTTAAATCTTTATCGTCTTTTTTAGCAGTAATTTCCATTTTAAAAGCGATATATTTCTTTTTCTCATCTTTTTCATTGATGATAAACGGTTCTTTTATTTTAGCTTCAAATTTGTCACTAACAATAGTATCGCCTTTAATTTTTATATCCATATTTTTTTTGCTTTTAAATTCTTTAAGTTCTTCATTTAATTCTTCATTGTCATTTTCTTTCTTTTTGTGACTAGTGCTCTCTTTTTTTGCACTATCTTGATGATGTCCACAAGCACCTAAGATAAGTGTACTTGCTAATAATATCCCCATTACTTTTTTCATTTAACATGTCTCCTTTATTTCGCAAAAATTTATTTTAAAAACTCTAAATGACTTATCATTTTGAGTAATTAAACAAAGTTGATATTTTGTGAGATTCTAAGATGATATTAAATAATTCTTGTAATAATGATCCCATGGGTCATTATGAATTCTTATTTTAGGCTTGTTATTACGCATTTTATAAACTCCTTAATCGTTATTTGATACCGATATGATACCATTTAATCAAATATGTTCATAGCTTGATGTTTTTTATCAGTATATAAATGAGAGTACGTTTGAATTGTTTCTGTAATGTTAGAGTGCCTCATTAATTCCATTAATAAATACATATCTACACCATTATTAATTAAATAGCTTGCGTACGAGTGTCTTAAATGGTGTATTTTTAGATTCGGGAATACAGATTTAAAATGATACGAATAGGTAACGTATCTAATAGGTTCTAACCCCCCGAATATAAAATAGTTTTCGTCAAAATATTTATATCTTTTAGAAGATTCATTATACATGTTTTTAAGCATCTCTCTAATTAATTTTGGTACAGGTATTATCCCTTTAGAATTTTCTTTTTTTAGATTATATTCAATTTCTCTATTACTTAAATTGATTTTCTTATTTACGTCAATTTCGCCTTTTATTTTATCGTAATCTTTCCACTGCAAAGCTAAAGCTTCGCCTATTCTAAGACCAGAATAAAATAACAGTTTAGTTAGCTGACGAGAAGTATCGTTTGTGATTTGTTCTACTTTTTCATCAAATTCTTCACGAGTGATAAATTTAGCTTGTGGTTTTGTTCTGGGAATAGGAGTTACCGATAATGTGGGGTCGTATAAGAGCTTGTAATGCTTTTTGGCGTAATTGATAACTGCTTTAAAACCTGCCCACACAGATCGTGCATAGCCAACAGAAAGACCTGCATCGTTTAACAAATAATTCCTGAAAGCAGTACATTGCGTAGTAGTGATTTTGCCAATAGGGATATTTCCGAACCTTTCTTTTATGTGAGTATTATATTCTGTAGTTCGCTTTTCTATTGAGCGTGCAGAAAGATTTTCATTTTTTAAACGATTAAAAAATATATATTCAAAGGGTTGATTGTCCGAGTATCCATATTTAACATTTTGTATAAATTCGCTTTCGGCTAGTTTGGCATCTTTCTTACGTTCAAACCCACGCTTCATTTTTCGTTTGTTATTACCGTATACATCTTTATATCTAATGGAAAAATACCATTTACCTGTATTATCATCCTTATATACTGGCATTTTGCTTCTCCCTCCTCAAAATTGGCAAAAAATAATAAGGGTAGGCGTGCTACCCGTGAAAATTGTATAAAAAAAGAGAGAGCGCAGATGCACCCTCTCATGTCGCAAATATTTCAGCGACTTGTCTAATTTGAAGCTTGCCGCAAATATTTCAGCGGCTTGTTTTGTATATATGTAATATACCATCAAAGAGAGTGTAGTTCAAGCGATTTAACTAAGAAATCTAATTTTTATACTATTTTCAATTTTATCTACTGTTTCTTTTGAATATGATATTTCTCCGGCAGGGTCATACCTATTAATTTTCGATATTCTATCCTTGCTGATTGTAGTGATATTTAAAACGTTAGCATAGGTCTTTTTATACTTGAATCGCTCATATCTTTTGCGAACCTTCGAATATTTTTTGAAGTCGTCATTCAGCGATTTGTTTTCATCAAGTAATTTTTGATCGTATGGGTTTTCTGCTTTTGACACCTTTTCAAGATTGTTCATGATTTTTTTAGCTAAATCCTTACCCGTTACGTCCATTTTTTCCAATACTAAAGGTAACAAATCTTCTTCGATATGCACATTGAATTTACTTCTGGAAGATGTAAGTGGAACTACCGTTAATATTGGATTTTTATTTGAATCGTGATTATTAAGTACCATACAAAAATGGTTTCCAGAAAACTCTCTGCCAACATTAACACCTAACTTTACATAAATTATAGTGCCTTTTTTATATCTGGTGTAACTTTTGTTTTCTTTTAACAATCTAACTTCATCCAATAAAAACTCTGAATATTCAAGACACCATGAATTCATATATTTAAATTTGTAAATCTCGCTATTTTGAATCTTTTTAAAATTATTAACTGCTGTTTCTAAAGGTGCGTTCTCTTCCATCCCTCATCCTCCTCACGCCACACAAGCGCTATTAATCAATATCCAATAATTGTTGTTTTTTCTTATCGAACTCTTCCTGAGAAATTACTCCGACATCTAATAATTCTTTATATTTTATTAATTCATCAGCAACAGAAAAACTCATTTTTTCAGAATTGGATGGTTTCATAGAACTTTCTCGAATAGAGATTTGTTCTTGTATTGTTTCCGCCATTCTAGATACAGTGTTTTTTGATATGCTTCCTATAGCGATACTTGATGAACCGTGATGTATAATTATTTCGCCAAAAAGAAGTCCTTTTTTATACGAAACAGAATTGATTTTCTCGAATGGAAATTCATGAAATTTCAAACCATATATCATACCTTTATCTAAGAATAACAATCTTAGATCAGTACATACTATTAAGTAGGTATTATTATTGTACAATCCCGAAGTTACATACATTATGTTTTCATTATCTTTTAAAATCATAGGTAGTTCTTTCACTTCTTTTTTTGTACCAAACAAATCCTCTACACCTATTTCGCTAAATCTTTGGTAGATTTTAGATAAGTTTTCGTCAGATTTATTGATTTCACTTTCAAATTTCACTTCTTTTCTAGGTTTACTTTGGTATTCTTTTAAAATTTCTCTTTTGTCTTCAACAGATAGTTGCTTGTATTGTTTCTTTTCTTCTTTTGTTTTAGTTGCTAAATATTGACTCTCAATCATACTTTCTTTGAACGTTAATCTGCTCTTAGGTAATTCTTTCATGTTCATTTCTCCTTTATTTTTTGATTGTTAAATCGTTAGATCATAAGCATATTTAAATTCATTTATAAAATCAGATTTGCTTTCCATTTTCTCTTCTAAAAAACTTAAGTAGTTTTCTGCGTGGTAATTTTCGTTATTTGACATATAGTCGTTTAACCCATTGTGTATATGTCTTCTGATTACTTTTACCGCTATATGGATCGCTTGAAAACTCATTTGATACTTGTACGAAATTTGCTCAATATTAAAGTTGTTTATATATTTGTATCTTATATGTAAAGGAAACAATAAACATGAAGCAAATGAGTTTGCTTCATATTCTTCAGCAATCCTTCTATAATAATCTTTATATGTGAATGTTTTATTTAAATTAACTCCAGTATGTCCCATTATAAAATGACCATATTCATGAGCTAAAGTAAATCTTAGACGATTCATAGGCAGTAAATCGTTATAAACTATAATCGCTTTGTCTCCTTTTCTAATATGAAACGCTTCTTCTGAACCGAAAATAGAAGGTATTTTAAAATATAAAGTGCCAGTATTCTGAGAAAATTCAGAGAAAGTCACTAATTTAATACGTTTATCTTTTGAGATAATTTCAAATATATCTAAAGGAAAAGATAAGTTATATAGACCATTTGTGATCTCGTAAACTGCTTTCGCAGATTTAAAAAAAGATTTTTCATAATTTAATTTCAATTAAAAAGCCCCTTTGTTACTTAGTTAAATCATCCCAATCATCAAACATTGCTTCTAATATAGTCAAAGCTTTTTGCCTTTGTGCCTCCGTCATATTTTCTGTAGCTCGATGCATAATAAGAATATCTTCACTTTTATCTTCTCCGGAGTACTCATCTTTTTCTCTACCTAATAAGTAATCAACTGATACATCGAAGTGATCGGCAATTTTTTGCACCTTATCAATGCCTGGTTTGGTTTTCTCCCATCTTCTGATTTGTCCGTTTGAAAACCCTAAAGTTCTCTCTAATTCAGCAAAAGTCATACCTTTTGAATTGCACAAATTACGGATTCTTTGTACTAGATTCATAAATTTCTCCTATCACAGATTAACTTTTTCGCTATTTTTGTTGACAATTAGCATAAAAGTTAATATACTGTATTTAAGCTTTAAATTTAGCTTACTAAACACATAACAATTATTCGTTGGGGAACGAGTATTCAATACCTTTATGACAGGCATTACGAATTGTTATAGGTTTATTAAACTATGCTTAAATATTAGCATAAAAGTTATTGGTGTTCAACAGATAATTTATTTGCTTAGAAAAAATGTTATAGGAGGTGCTAATATGTCGACAACAGATTTCGGCTTGAAAGTGAGAACGGAATTATTAAAACGCAACATGACAAACAAGCAACTTGCGGAAATGCTAGAAATTTCAAGTGCTTACTTATCGGATATTTTACGTGGACGTAGAGATGCTTTTGAACAAAAGAAACGTATTGCGAAAATTTTAGAAATTAAAGAAGAGGTGAAGAGTTAATGAATGAAATTAAAACTTTCAGTAACGACATGTTTTCAATCTTAATCAAACAAGATAATGAAAATAATTTATTCGATTTAGAAACTGTCGCAAAAAGTTTGGGGTTCACTCAGTTTAAAAACGGCAAACAATATATTCGTTGGGAAACTATCAATAAATATTTAGGTAAATATCTTTCCCAAGAAGTTGGGAAAGGCGATTTCATACCAGAACCAATGGTATATAAGTTGGCTTTCAAAGCAGGTAATGCTGTAGCAGAAAAATTTCAAGATTGGTTGGCGGTGGAAGTCCTACCAGCTATTCGCAAACACGGTATCTACGCAACAGACAATGTAATTGAACAAACATTAAAAGATCCAGACTACATCATTACAGTGTTGACTGAGTATAAGAAAGAAAAAGAGCAAAACTTACTTTTACAACAAGAAATCGGAGAACTAAAGCCCAAAGCAGACTATGTAGATGAAATCTTAAAGTCAACTGGCACATTAGCCACAACTCAAATCGCGGCAGACTACGGTATATCAGCACAAAAGTTAAACAAACTACTACACGAAGCTAGATTACAACGAAAAGTGAATAAACAGTGGGTGCTTTACTCAGAACACATGGGCAAGAGTTACACAGAATCAGACACTATACCAATTGTACGCTCTGACGGTAGAGAAGACACAGTTTTACAAACTAGATGGACACAAAAAGGTAGATTGAAAATACATGAAATCATGACTGAATTCGGTTATGAAGCTAACGTAACTGCTTAACAGGAGGGCGCAGCAAATGGAAGATCAAAACAAAAAAGTCATTTATTACTACTATGACGAAGCAGGTAATAGACAACTATTATCAATTGGAGATTTGAAACTCTATTTATTAAAAGATATTAAATCAAGATTTGGTTTATATAAAAAACAAATCCCTGATTTAGATAATCTGTTCGTTCAAATAGACGGTGTTGAATTTAAAGTACTATAACCCGAGCAATGCACCTCTTAAACAACATTATACACGAAAGGAGCATAAACAAATGAACACACTATACAAAACAACCTTCCTCATCACAATGGCAGTTGCGACTTGGAAGGTTTGGAAGATTGAGAAAAACACAAGATTTAAACTTAGAAATTTTGATTATCCAAAAATTAATAATGCTCAGAGCAAATCATTGTTGGATATTGCTAGTCACGATTTAAAAGATATTTAACTGTATTCAAAATTTTCATATCTTGTTGAGCTTTTAAGCTTTCGTATAAAGCTATTGAATAAATAATTTCGTAAGATACGTTTTCAGGAGCATCTTCTTTCAACTTATTTATTCTATCTCTAAAAAAGTCACTGTCACCACCGAATTCTTTTTCGGCTTGATTACTAAGTTCACCAAAGAAATTTTGAAAATCATTAAATTCCATACTTATCACCTCCTTTCACTAGGAGATAACTAAATTATACACGAAAGGAATGGTAGAAGTGCCACCACACATTCAACAAATGTTATACGAAATCCAGTTAAAAGCTGGTATACCTCAAAAATTAATGGAAATGCAAGGTTTGATAAACGATGAAACAACCAAAGAGGAGAAAAAAGAAAATGAGTAACATTTATAAAAGCTACCTAGTAGCAGTACTATGCTTCACAGTCTTAGCAATTGTGCTTACGCCATTGCTGTACTTCACTACAGCATGGTCAATCGCGGGATTCGCAAGTATAGCGACATTCATATTTTATAAGGAATACTTTTATGGAGAATAAAAAAACTGCTACTTGCGCCAACAAGTAACAGTGACAAACGATTAACAAAATTAATTCGTGTTCAATATAAAACGAAAAAAGGAGGAAGTCAAGATGTATTACGAAATAGGCGAAATCATACGCAAAAATATTCATGTTAACGGATTCGATTTTAAGCTATTCATTTTAAAAGGTCATATAGGCATATCAATACAAGTTAAAGATATGAACAACGTACCAATTAAACATGCTTATGTCGTAGATGAGAATGACTTAGATATGGCATCAGACTTATTCAACCAAGCGATAGATGAATGGATTGAAGAGAACACAGACGAACAGGACAGACTAATTAACTTAGTCATGAAATGGTAGGAGGCATGAAAAGTGAATGAATTACAAGAGAGAGAACTAGAAACATTTGAACAAGACGACCGATTCAAAGTAACAGACTTAGACAGTGCTAACTGGGCCTTTAAGAAACTAGATGCAATCACAACTAAAGAGAATGAAATCAACGAGTTAGCAAATAAAGAAATTGAACGCATAAACGAATGGAAAGATAAAGAAGTAGAAAAATTACAGAGTGGCAAAGAATATTTACAAAGCCTTGTAATTGAATATTTCAGAATACAAAAAGAACAAGATAGCAAATTCAAGTTGAATACACCTTACGGAAAAGTGACAGCCAGAAAAGGTTCAAAAGTCATTCAAGTTAGCAATGAGCAAGAAGTTATTAAACAACTTGAGCAACGAGGTTTTGACAACTATGTAAAGGTAACTAAAAAACTTAGCCAATCAGACATTAAGAAAGATTTCAATGTAACTGAAAACGGCACTTTAATTGACGCAAACGGCGAAGTTTTAGAGGGTGCTAGCATTGTTGAGAAACCAACGTCATACACGGTAAAGGTGGGAGAATAGATGGCCGAACAACTTAATTTGTACCAAAAAATAGCAGATGTTAAAGCGAATATTGCGGGCTTCACAAAAGATACTAAGGGTTATAACTTCTCGTATGTTTCAGGATCTCAAATATTACACAGAATAAGAGAAAAGATGATTGAACATAATTTATTGTTAGTCCCCAATACGTCAAATGAAAATTGGACGACACATACTTTTAAAAACAAAAAAGGTCAAGAAGTGACAGAATTCATAGTTGAAATGGATTTGAATTATACATGGATTAATGCTGATAAACCAGAAGAACAGTATGAAGTAAGTTATCACGCTTACGGTCAACAAAATGATATTTCACAAGCACATGGCACAGCGTTAACTTATGCTGAACGCTATTTCTTAATGAAGTTCTTTAACATTCCAACTGATGAAGATGACGCAGACGCAAAACAAAAACAAGATAAATATTCAACAGTAAGTCAAGAATTTAAAGACATACTAACTAAAGAAGTTAATGATTTTATAGCCATAGCTAAAGAAAGTGGATTCGCGGAAAAATACCAGGAACAAATTAACAAATTAGAAAAAATGAACGTCGAAGCACTGAATAAAAACCAAATCAATGTAACCAGACAACAGATAAAAAAATGGCTTGGAGGAATTGAACAATGAATACAGTAAATTTAATTGGGAACCTAGTGGCAGATCCAGAGTTAAAAGGTCAAAACAACAACGTAGTTAACTTTGTAATCGCAGTACAGAGACCATTCAAAAACAAACAAACTAACGAATATGAAACAGACTTCATTCGTTGTGTTGCATTTGGTAAGACTGCTGAAATCATCGCTAATAACTTTAATAAAGGTAATAAAATTGGCGTTACTGGTTCAATACAAACCGGTAGTTATGAAAATAATCAAGGACAGAAAGTGTTTACTACAGACATCGCAGTCAACAATATAACTTTCGTTGAACGTAAAAACAACGGTCAATCTAACAACCAACAACAGCATAATTCATATAACGCACCACAGAATAGACAGCAATCAAATAATCCATTTGCTAATGCTAATGGTCCTATAGAAATCTCTGACGATGATTTACCTTTCTAGGACGTGATTAAATGGCTCAAATCAAAAACTATATCACTCAAGATGACGGCACAACAACAGTCGTTATCGAGGGTGCCGAGCTAGGAGACAAAGAAACATTATTACTTGATAACGGCTACGAAGTCGAATGTGATTTGCGAATCGAAGACCCATTCAAAATAACAGACAAGCAACGAAGAAAAATATTTGCGCTCTGTAACGACATAGAGAGCCACACAGGCCAACCACGTGACTATATGAGGTATTTGTTCCAAGAATATGTAACGGTTCTGTATGACTATGACAAGAGTATTTCGTTAAGTGACTGTACACGGATGCAAGCGAATCAAATTATCGAGGTAACACTCGATTGGATATTTCACAACGACATACCGCTTAGTTATAAAACAAGCGACTTGCTGAAACAAGATAAATCATTCTTATACTGGTCAACTGTTAACCGCAACTGTGTAATATGCGGAAAGCCTCACGCTGACCTAGCACATTATGAAGCAGTTGGCAGAGGCATGAACAGAAATAAGATGAATCACTATGACAAACATGTATTAGCGTTATGTCGCGAACATCATAACGAGCAACATGCGATTGGCGTTAAGTCGTTTAATGATAAATACCACTTGCATGACTCGTGGATAAAAGTTGATGAGAGGCTCAATAAAATGCTGAAAGGAGAGAAAAAGGAATGAATAGACTAAGAATAATAAAAATAGCACTCCTAATCGTCATCTTGGCGGAAGAGATTAGAAGCGCTAAAAAAATTAAAAAATTTACCCCTGAGGATTCTAAAGGTTTTCCTGATATAACAAAAGATTCAATAAAAGAACCTAAATAAAAATATTATGGTTGATAAAATCCCATTGTTCTTTTGTTAACCACCCTTGTTTGTTATTGACTATTTCTGTAACAAACAGCTTATCTCCAGAATCGAGATAAGGTTTCAACTTTTCTATCATTTCTGAAGTTGATAAAGAAGAACGGAATAAAAATGAAGATTTCCAATAATTGCAATGACCATTAGAAATTTCCTTTTTTATAACATTTCTCAATTCCTCATATTTTTGTCCGGGTGAGTTTAAATCATATGTTAACATATAAGGTTTTTCCATATTTTATTCACCCCCAATCTAACGCAGTAGCGATAACAAAATTATACCAGAAAGGAGATAACGAAATGGCAACATTTAGAGTTTACAAAGAATCAGGTAACTTTGTCACAGTACACAAAGATTTTATACATGATTCTAATATAAGTTGGAAGGCTAAAGGTATTCTACTTTATTTGTTAAGTCGACCTGATAACTGGCAAATTTACGAAACAGAACTAGAGCAACATTCAACTGATGGACTTAGCGGTTTAAAGAGTGGAATCAAGGAACTGGAAGAAATTGGATACATTCAACGTAGTAGAAAACGTGATAAAAGTGGTAGGTTAAATGGTTATGAGTACTTAGTATATGAGCAACCGCACCACATTCGATTTTCCAACGTTGGAAAAACCGTTAACGGTAAAACCAACAATGGAAAAACCGTTAATGGTAAATCGCATACTACTAATAATAATAGTACTAATAATGATTTAACTAATAATAACAATACTAATAATGAAGGAAGTATATTGTCGGGCAACCCGACGGTGTCTTCCATTCCCTATAAAGAAATTATCGAATACTTAAATAAAAAAGCAGGAAAGCATTTTAAACATAATACAGCTAAAACAAAAGATTTTATTAAAGCAAGATGGAATCAAGATTTTAGGTTGGAGGATTTTAAAAAGGTGATTGATATCAAAACAGCTGAATGGTTAAACACGGATAGCGATAAATACCTTAGACCAGAAACACTTTTTGGCAGTAAATTTGAGGGGTACCTCAATCAAAAAATACAACCAACTGGCACGAATCAATTGGAACGCATGAAGTACGACGAAAGTTATTGGGATTAGGGGGATATTATGAAACCACTATTCAGCGAAAAGATAAACGAAAGCTTGAAAAAATATCAACCTACTCATGTCGAAAAAGGATTGAAATGTGAGAGATGTGGAAGTGAATACGACTTATATAAGTTTGCTCCTACTAAAAAACACCCGAATGGTTACGAGTATAAAGACGGTTGCAAATGTGAAATCTATGAGGAATATAAGCGAAACAAGCAACGGAAGATAAACAACATATTCAATCAATCAAACGTTAATCCGTCTTTAAGAGATGCAACAGTCAAAAACTACAAGCCACAAAATGAAAAACAAGTACACGCTAAACAAACAGCAATAGAGTACGTTCAAGGCTTCTCTACAAAAGAGCCAAAATCATTAATATTGCAAGGTTCATACGGAACTGGTAAAAGCCACCTAGCATACGCTATCGCAAAAGCAGTTAAAGCTAAAGGGCATACGGTTGCTTTTATGCACATACCAATGTTGATGGATCGTATCAAAGCGACATACAACAAAAATGCAGTAGAGACTACAGACGAGCTAGTCAGATTGCTAAGTGATATTGATTTACTTGTACTAGATGATATGGGTGTAGAAAACACAGAGCACACTTTAAATAAACTTTTCAGCATTGTTGATAACAGAGTAGGTAAAAACAACATCTTTACAACTAACTTTAGTGATAAAGAACTAAATCAAAATATGAACTGGCAACGTATCAATTCAAGAATGAAACACAATGCAAGAAAAGTAAGAGTAATCGGAGACGATTTCAGGGAGCGAGACGCATGGTAACCAAAGAATTTTTGAAAATTAAACTTGAGTGTTCAGATATGTACGCTCAGAAACTCATAGACGAGGCACAGGGCGATGAAAATAAGTTATATGACCTATTTATCCAAAAACTTGCAGAACGTCATACACGCCCCGCTATCGTCGAATATTAAGGAGTGTTAAAAATGCCGAAAGAAAAATATTACTTATACCGAGAAGATGGCACAGAAGATATTAAGGTCATCAAGTATAAAGAGAATGAGAATGAAGTTTATTCGCTCACAGGAGCCCATTTCAGCGACGAAAAGAAAATTATGACTGATAGTGACCTAAAACGATTTAAAGGCGCTCACGGACTTCTATATGAGCAAGAGCTAGGTTTACAAGCAACGATATTTGATATTTAGAGGTGGACGATGAGTAAATACAACGCTAAGAAAGTTGAGTACAAAGGAATTGTATTTGATAGCAAAGTAGAGTGTGAATATTACCAATATTTAGAAAGTAATATGAATGGCACTAACTATGATCGTATCGAAATACAACCGAAATTCGAACTACAACCTAAATTTGGGAAACAAAGACCGATTACGTATATAGCTGATTTCTCTTTGTGGAAGGATGGCAAACTGGTCGAAGTTTTAGATGTTAAAGGTAAGGCGACTGAAGTTGCCAACATCAAAGCGAAGATATTCAGATATCAGTATAGAGATGTGAATTTAACGTGGATATGTAAAGCGCCTAAATACACAGGTCAAGAATGGATGGTATATGAGGACTTAGTGAAAGTCAGACGTAAAAGAAAAAGAGAAATGAAGTGATTTAATGCAACAACAAGCATATATAAATGCAACGATTGATATAAGAATACCTACAGAAGTTGAATATCGGCATTTTGATGATGTCGACGATGAAAAAGATGTGCTAGCAAAGCGCTTAGATGACAATCCGGATGAATTACTAAAGTATGCCAACATAACGATAAGACATGCATATATAGAGGTGGAATAAATGAAATTAAATGAAGTATTCGCAACTAATTTAAGAGTAATCATGGCTAGAGATAACGTAAGTGTTCAAGATTTGCACAATGAAACTGGCGTATCAAGATCAACTATTAGTGGATATAAAAACGGAAAAGCTGAGATGGTTAACTTAAATGTATTAGATAAATTGGCAGATGCTCTAGGTGTTAATGTAAGTGAACTATTTACTAGAAATCACAACACGCACAAATTAGAGGATTGGATTAAAACAGTAAATGTATAGAGGTGGAATAAATGGGCAGTGTTGTAATTATTAATAACAAACCATATAAATTTAATAATTTTGAAAGAGAATTAATGTCAAAGCGAGGGATAAATGCTGGAATTGTTTCTAAACGTGTAAGAGGTTGTTGGGAATTTTCAGAAGCTTTAGATGCGCCCTATGGTATGCACCTAAAAGAATACAGAGAAATGAAACAAATGGAAAAGATTAAACAAGCTAGACTCGAACGCAAATTGGAAAGAGAGCGAAAGAAAGAGGCAGAGCTAAGAAGAAAGAAACCGCATTTGTTTAATGTGCCACAGAAACATTCACGTGATCCGTACTGGTTTGATACTACTTATAACCAAATGTTCAAGAAGTGGCAGGAAGTATAAATGCCTAAAACCGATAACGCACGCAAAGAATACTTAAACCAATTTTTCAGATCTAAGAGATATCTGTATCAGGATAACGAGCGAGTGGCTCATACTCATGTAGTAAACGGCACTTATTACTTTCATGGGCATATCGTACCAGGTTGGCAAGGCGTGAAAAAGACATTTGATACAGCGGAAGAGCTTGAAACATATATAAAGCAAAGTGATTTGGAATATGAGGAACAGAAGCAACTAACTTTATTTTAAAAGGGCGGAAACAATGAAAATCAAAATTGAAAAAGAAATGAATTTACCTGAACTTATCCAATGGGCTTGGGATAACCCCAAGTTATCAGGTAATAAAAGATTCTATTCAAATGATGTTGAACGCAACTGTTGTGTGACTTTTGATGTTGATAGCATCTTATGTAATGTGACTGGATACGTATCAATTAACGATAAATTTACTGTTCAAGAGGAGATATAACAATGAAAATCAAAGTTAAAAAAGAAATGAGATTAGATGAATTAATTAAATGGGCGCGAGAAAATCCGGATCTATCACAAGGAAAAATATTTTTTTCAACAGGATTTAGTGATGGATTCGTTCGTTTTCATCCAAATACAAATAAGTGTTCGACGTCAATTTTTATTCCAATTGATATCCCCTTCATAGTTGATATTGAAAAAGAAGTAACGGAAGAGACTAAGGTTGATAGGTTGATTGAATTATTCGAGATTCAAGAAGGAGACTATAACTCTACACTATATGAGAACACTAGTATAAAAGAATGTTTATATGGCAGATGTGTGCCTACCAAAGCATTCTACATCTTAAACGATGACCTAACTATGACGTTAATCTGGAAAGATGGGGAGTTGCTAGTATGATGTTGAAATTTAAAGCTTGGGATAAAGATAAAAAAGTTATGAGTATTATTGACGAAATCGATTTTAATAGTGGGTACATTTTGATTTCAACAGGTTATAAAAGTTTCAATGAAGTAAAACTATTACAATACACAGGATTTAAAGATGTGCACGGTGTGGAGATTTATGAAGGGGATATTGTTCAAGATTGTTATTCGAGAGAAGTAAGTTTTATCGAGTTTAAAGAAGGAGCCTTTTATATAACTTTTAGCAATGTAACTGAATTACTAAGTGAAAATGACGATATTATTGAAATTGTTGGAAATATTTTTGAAAATGAGATGCTATTGGAGGTTATGAGATGACGTTCACCTTATCAGATGAACAATATAAAAATCTTTGTACTAACTCTAACAAGTTATTAGATAAACTTCACAAAGCATTAAAAGATCGTGAAGAGTACAAGAAGCAACGAGATGAGCTTATTGGGGATATAGCGAAGTTACGAGATTGTAACAAAGAACTGGAGAAGAAAGCAAGCGCATGGGATAGGTATTGCAAGAGCGTTGAAAAAGATTTAATAAACGAATTCGGTAACGATGATGAAAGAGTTAAATTCGGAATGGAATTAAACAATAAAATTTTTATGGAGGATGACACAAATGAATAATCGCGAAAAAATCGAACAGTCCGTTATTAGTGCTAGTGCGTATAACGGTAATGACACAGAGGGGTTGCTAAAAGAGATTGAGGACGTGTATAAGAAAGCGCAAGCGTTTGATGAAATACTTGAGGGAATGACAAATGCTATTCAACATTCAGTTAAAGAAGGTATTGAACTTGATGAAGCAGTAGGGATTATGGCAGGTCAAGTTGTCTATAAATATGAGGAGGAATAGGAAAATGACTAACACATTACAAGTAAAACTATTATCAAAAAATGCTAGAATGCCCGAACGAAATCATAAGACGGATGCAGGTTATGACATATTCTCAGCTGAAACTGTCGTACTCGAACCACAAGAAAAAGCAGTGATCAAAACAGATGTAGCTGTGAGTATACCAGAGGGTTATGTCGGACTATTAACTAGCCGTAGTGGTGTAAGTAGTAAAACACATTTAGTGATTGAAACAGGCAAGATAGACGCGGGATATCATGGTAATTTAGGGATTAACATCAAGAATGACGCTATTGCATCGAATGGTTATATCACACCAGGTGTTTTTGATATTAAAGGAGAAATCGATTTGAGTGACGCCATAAGACAATATGGAACTTATCAAATCAACGAAGGCGACAAACTAGCTCAATTGGTTATCGTGCCTATATGGACACCTGAACTAAAGCAAGTGGAGGAATTCGAGAGTGTTTCAGAACGTGGAGCAAAAGGCTTCGGAAGTAGCGGAGTGTAAAGACATCTTAGATCGAGTCAAGGAGGTTTTGGGGAAGTGACGCAATACTTAGTCACAACATTCAAAGATTCAACAGGACGACCACATGAACATATTACTGTGGCTAGAGATAATCAGACGTTTACAGTTATTGAGGCAGAGAGTAAAGAAGAAGCTGAGCGCAAATACGAGGCACAAGTTAAGATAAGGAGAGATGGAGATGCCAAAGAAAACGGTAACGATTGATGTAGATGAAAACTTATTAGTAGTAGCTAGTAATGAAATATCAGAACTATTATATGAATATGACAGTGAGTTAATGTCAGCTGATGAAGATGGCGATAATAGAGATATCGAAGAAAAAAGAGACGCATTAAAACAAGCTATACAAATTATCGATAAATTAACATGGGGTGTTTAGTGGTGGTTAAAGAAATTTTGAGACTATTATTCTTACTAGCGATGTATGAGCTAGGTAAGTATGTAACTGAGCAAGTATATATTATGATGACGGCTAATGATGATGTAGAGGCGCCAAGTGACTTCGCAAAGTTGGGCGATCAGTGTGATTTGATGAGGGCGGAGGTGTCAGAGTAGATGTATAGCAAAGAGTCAATTGTTAATATGATAGGCACACATAAAATGAAGTGTAATGTATTAGCTGATGTAATACCGGAATATGATAGCAATTCAATCGCACAGTATGGTATACAAGCGACGTTACCGAAACCACAAGGGGAAAACTCAAGCAAAGTTGAAGATGTTGTTGTGAGGCTTGAAAGAGCAAATAAAAGGTATGCGCAGATGTTAAAAGAAGTTGAGTTTATAAATCAATCACAACAGAGATTAGGACACGTTGACTTTTGCTTCTTAGAGTTGTTGAAGAAAGGTTATAACAGAGATGCAATTATCAAGAAGATGCCTAACTCTAAATTGAACAGAAACAACTTCTTAGCGCGCCGTGATGAGTTAGCAGAAAAGATTTATCTACTACAGTGACGAAAATGACAAAAATGACAGAAATGACGAAAATGACACTATTTTTAAACTGTGAATTAATTTTATATAATTGATTTGTAAGAATTATCTTAAGACGTGGGGTAATAGCCACATTAGATGTTCTCATCGATGTGATTGAGAAGTGACAAACATGTAAAGTTGATATGTTACGCTATTAATCACTTACTACCTGCCTATATGGTGGGTAGTTTAATTCTTGCAATTTGAGTCATAACTATTTTCCTCCTTTCACATTTATTGAACGTAGCTCCTGCACAAGATGTAGGGGCATTTTTGTATTTAAATAACTAGAGTAATTAACGTAAAGGCGTGTGATACAGTGAAAACAATTGATTAAATTAACACCGAAGCAAGAAAAGTTTGTATTGGGACTCATCGAGGGCAAGAGCCAACGCAAAGCTTATATTGACGCAGGGTATTCGACCAAAGGTAAAAGTGAATCATATATAGACATGCAAGCGAGCACGGTAGCTAAAAATAATAAGGTTTTAATAAGGTACGAAGAACTTCGTCAAGAAGTAGCTGAGCAATCAAAATGGACACGCCAAAAGGCTTTTGAAGAGTATGAGTGGCTAAAGAATACAGCGAAGAACGATATTGAAATAGAGGGAGTGAAGAAAGCGACAGCTGATGCATTCCTCGCTAGTTTGGACGGCATGAATAGAATGACGTTAGGCAATGAAGTTCTGACTAATAAAAAGATTGAAACTGAAATCAAGATGCTTGAGAAAAAAATCGATCAAATGGATAAATCAGAAAATAATTCACAAGAAGCAGAAGTTGCTAAAGCACTTATTAAGTTAGCGGGTGTTAATGATGATTAATGAAATGTTAAACCCGAAACAACAAGAAGTCTGGAACTGCTTCATAAACGATAAACCCAAAGTATTAATAGCGAGTGGTGCGAAGAGGGCAGGTAAAACATATGTATTTATCCTGCTTTTTTTAATGCACATAGCTACTTATAAAGACAAGGGGCTTAACTTCATTATCGGAGGAGCGACACAAGCATCTATCAGACGTAACATACTAGATGATATGGAGTTAATACTAGGTAGAGAGTTGACACTTGATAAATCTAACGCAGTCAAAATATTTGGTAATAAAGTGTATGTATTCGACGGACAAAACTCGGATGCATGGAAAAAAGCACGTGGTTTTACTTCAGCAGGTGCTTTTTTAAACGAGGGGACAGCATTACACAATATGTTTATTAAAGAGGTATTCTCACGTTGTAGTTACAAAGGCGCGAGGATATTAATTGATACCAACCCCGAAAACCCGATGCATCCAGTTAAAAAAGATTACATTGATAAGAGTGGTCAACGGTTATCGAATGGAAGACTAAATATCAAAGCATTCCAATTTACTTTGTTTGACAATACATTTTTAGATGAAGAATATATTGAATCGATTATCGCAAGTACACCAACAGGAATGTTCACAGATCGTGATATTTATGGTAAGTGGGTTTCTGCTGAAGGTGTTGTATATAAAGATTTCAAAGAAAAAGTTCATTACATCAAAGAAGAAGAATTTAAAACTAAACAAATAAAAAGGAAATATGCAGGCGTCGACTGGGGATATGAGCATTATGGTTCTATTATGGTTGTAGCGGAAGACTTTGACGGAAACAAGTACGTTATTGAAGAACACGCACACAGACATAAAGAGATAGATGACTGGGTAGCTATTGCTAAAGGAGTTATAAAAAGGCATGGCGATATTCTTTTTTATTGTGATACAGCTAGACCTGAACATATTGAACGATTTAGAAGAGAGAAGATAAAAGCAAGATATGCTGACAAAGCCGTTATTGCTGGCATTGAAGTTATTTCTAGGTTATTCAAGTTAAATAAAATATTCATTATCAAAGAAAAAGTTAGTTTGTTTAAAGAAGAAATATACAACTACGTTTGGAAAGATAATGCAGACGAACCAGTTAAATTAAACGATGACACATTAGATGCGTTAAGATATGCAGTTTATACAGCTAATAAGCCAAGTGGCACAGGCTTTAATTAAAGGAGGTAATATTTTGTACCCTAGCCAACCAACACAAACAGAAATATTTGATGCTATTGTGAGGACTAACAATAAGCCAGAAACACTAGAAGAAATGATTGTCAGATATATAAAACAACATTTGGAGAAGTTACCTGAAATCTCAATAGGTCAAGAATATTATGAGCAACGCCCTGATATTGTTAAGGAACCCAAGCCGGTTGATGCTACAGGAGCAGTTGACCCATTGAAACCAGATGACAGAATGATTACCAACTTCCATGCTAACCTAGTAGATCAAAAAGTTTCTTATATTGTAGGGAAGCCTATCGCTTTTAAACATACAGATGATGAAGTAGTTAAACGTATTGATGAAGTTTTAGGTAATAGATTTGATGATAAGTTACACAGTGTACTAACAGGAGCTAGCAATAAAGGTATTGAATGGTTGCACCCTTACCTTGATGAAGAGGGAGAATTTAAGCTATTTAGAGTACCGGCGGAACAAGGTATTCCTATATGGACTGATAAAGAGCACGAAGAATTAGAGGCGTTTATCAGGATGTATAAATTGGAAAATGAAACTAAAGTTGAATACTGGGATAAAGTAACTGTTAATTACTACGTTTATGAAAACGGCTCGCTTATTCCGGATTACTCTAACAATTTGGAGAATTCAAAAACGCATTTTAGTACAGGGTCATGGGGTAAGATTCCATTTATTCCATTCAAAAATAACGATTTAGAAATATCAGATATATTTATGTATAAAACATTGATTGATGCTTATAACAGGCGATTATCCGATTTATCCAATACTTTTAAAGATTCAAACGAATTAACGTATGTATTAACGAACTATGATGACCAAGAGTTGCCAGAATTCAAACGGTTACTACGTTATTACGGGGCGATAAAAGTATCGGATAACGGGGGTGTCGACACAATACAGGTAGAAGTACCAGTTGAAAACAGTAAAAAGTATTTAGATGAGTTATATCAAAAAATAATGTTGTTTGGTCAAGCGGTTGACTTTAGTTCTGACAAATTCGGTTCGGCTCCAAGTGGGGTTGCGTTGGAGTTTTTATATACTAACTTAAACTTGAAAGCAGATAAGTTAGCGCGCAAAGCTAAAGTTGCTATACAGGAGTTGCTTTGGTTTGTGTTTGAGCACTTCGATATCAAAGGAGAACATAAAGATGTCGATATTAGTTTCAACTACAACAAAGTAGCGAACACAGAATTACAAGTACAAACAGCTCAACAATCTATGGGAATTGTAAGCCATGAAACAGTATTAGAAAATCACCCGTTTGTCGAAGATTTGCAAGCAGAACTCGAACGAATAGAACAAGAACAAATGGAGTACAACAAGCAACTGCCTAATTTAGATGACGGAGGTGCTGACGGTGCCCAACAACAAGAAAGATCTAACAATAAAGAATCAGAATGATATTGATGAGTATATCGACAGTCTAATCTCTAAAGCTGAGAAGCCTATAGAACAACTATTTGCTAATCGACTTAAAGAGATAAAACAAATCATCGCAGATATGTTTGAGAAGTATCAAAGTGATGATGTGTATGTTACATGGACTGAATTTAATAAATATAACAGGCTCAATAAGGAGTTAACTCGTATAGGTACAATGTTGACTGATGACTATAGGCAAGTAGCTAAGATGGTTCAGAAGTCGCAGGAAGACGCTTATATAGAAAAGTTCCTTATGAGCCTTTATTTATACGAGACGGCAAGTCAAACATCTATGCAATTTGATGTTCCTAGCAAAGAAGTTATCACATCGGCTATTGAACAACCTATTGAGTTCATTCGATTAGTACCGACACTACAGAAGCATCGTGATGAAGTACTGAAAAAGATACGCTTACATATCACACAAGGCATTATGAGCGGAGAGGGCTACTCTAAAATAGCGAAAGCAATCCGTGATGATATTGGTATGTCTAAAGCTCAATCGTTGCGTGTAGCTCGTACAGAAGCGGGCAGAGCGATGTCTCAAGCTGGACTCGATAGTGCATTGGTAGCTCAAAAGAATGGCTTACAGATGTATAAGTATTGGCAAGCTACTAAAGATACACGTACAAGAGACACACACAGACATCTAGACGGTGCTAAGAAGAAAATAGACGAACCGTTCAAGTCGAGCGGTTGCGTTGGACAGGCGCCTAAGTTGTTTGTTGGTGTGAATAGTGCAAAAGAAAACATCAACTGTCGTTGTAAGCTTATGTATTACATTGATGAAGATGATTTGCCTAGTACAACGAGAGTGCGTAAAGATGATGGCACAACCGAAGTAATACCACAAATGACTTATCGTGAGTGGGAGAAATATAAACGTAAAAGAAAGTAGTTTACTACTCGACCTTAGCATGTCGTTAAACTGCTTCTTTTTATACCAAAATTCTTCGTGGCGTTGCACGTAAAACTCGTAAAAAGGAGTAGTTTAAATGGATTTATACACATTGTTAGGACAATTTAAAGACGGAGAAATCGATAAGCAGAAAGTAATTGATGCGATTGACGAATCAAAATCGGGAATGGTACCACGTTCAAGATTGAACGACAAGAATACCGAAATTGAAGAGTTAAAAGAAGAGATTTCTAAACGTGATAAACAAATTGTCAAATTGCAAGACTCTGTTAAAGATGATAGCGAGATTCAAAAAGAACTCGAAGAATTAAAGAATCAAAATTCAGAGTGGGAGACAAAGTATAAAGAAACACAACTTAATAACGCAGTTAAGTTAGCGGTTGCTAAAGAAGCAAATGACGCTAACGACATTCTAGCATTCATCAATAAAGATGAACTGGAATTAGTAGACGACGGCACTGTAAAAGGTTTAGATGAAGCGATTAAAACGCTTAAAGAGTCTAAACCTTATTTATTTGCGTCGTCTAAGCCTGTAGGTAAAACACCACAAGGCGGAGGCAATCCGGACTCAGGTGTAACGAAAGAAAGGTTTGACAACATGAGTGTCGCTGAACGTAACGAATTGTATTTGAACGATCGTGAGACATTCGAAAAATTAGTTAATCAAAATTAAACAAAGAGAGAGGTATAAGTATGCCACAAGGAATTACTAAAACAAGTAATCAAATCATTCCAGAAGTATTAGCGCCTATGATGCAAGCGCAACTCGAAAAGAAATTGCGTTTCGCTTCATTTGCAGAAGTAGATAGCACATTACAAGGACAACCGGGAGACACTTTGACATTCCCAGCATTCGTTTATAGCGGAGATGCACAAGTAGTTGCAGAGGGAGAAAAAATCCCAACTGATATCTTAGAAACTAAAAAACGTGAGGCTAAAATCCGTAAAATTGCTAAAGGTACATCTATCACAGATGAGGCTTTATTAAGTGGTTATGGAGACCCACAAGGCGAACAAGTACGTCAACATGGTTTGGCACACGCTAACAAAGTTGATAATGACGTATTAGAGGCTTTAATGGGAGCTAAACTTACTGTTAATGCGGACATCACTAAATTAAACGGCTTACAATCAGCAATCGACAAATTTAACGATGAAGACTTAGAACCAATGGTTTTATTTATCAATCCACTTGATGCTGGTAAATTACGTGGAGATGCATCAACTAACTTTACGCGTGCAACCGAATTAGGCGATGACATCATCGTTAAAGGTGCGTTTGGCGAAGCTCTAGGCGCTATCATTGTACGTACTAACAAGTTAGAAGCCGGCACAGCTATTCTAGCTAAAAAAGGTGCAGTTAAATTAATCTTGAAACGTGATTTCTTCTTAGAAGTAGCGCGTGACGCATCAACAAAAACAACTGCATTATACAGTGATAAGCACTATGTAGCTTATTTATATGATGAATCTAAAGCAGTGAAAATCACTAAAGGTTCTGGAAGCTTAGAAATGTAATGGGAGGTAGTGACGTATGTATAAAGTAATCGAACGTTTTGAAGATGCACAAGACAACGGACATGAATATCAAGTGGGAGACACTTACCCACGTGATGGATTAGAAGTGTCAGAAGAACGATTCACTGAATTATCTACAACAAACAACCGCCGTAATTTAATCGCTATTAAACTTGTTGAAGACAAGCAAGTAGAACAGTCTGAGGCGAGCGCTGACGAGCAAAAAAGTTTATCTGATATGAAAGTATCAGAATTAAAAGAACTTGCTAAAAAGCGTGAAATTAAAGGGTATAGTGATATGAAAAAAGACGAGCTTATCAAAGTTTTAGAGGGTGTTAAGTAATGGACGCAAAAGACGTCAAAATGATTAATGGACTTTCACTCAATGATTCGTCTAACGATGAGCAAATCGATTATCTTATTGAAGAATATAAAAGTGTTGCAGAAGATTATTGTAATCAGAAGTTTGATGACAAAGAAGTGCCGTCGGGTGTTAAGAAGTTTATTGCTGAATGTATCAAGTTTGGTACAACCGGCAATATCTCAGCACGCACGATGGGCACTGTGAGTTATACCTATGTAACTGACATACCTAGTAGTGCTTATGCATATTTATTACCTTATCGTAAATTAAGCTGGGGCAAGCGATATGTTTAATCCGTTTGATGAGTTTCCGCACACAATTGAAATTGGAGAGGTTGAAGTCGTAGGAACATATCCCAAAGAATACGAGCGTTTTAAAAGTAACGAAACAATTAAAGGGTTTATGGACACACCTACATCAAGTGAGACACTCAAATTTCATCAGATGAGCAAAGACTTTGACCGAAACCTATATACGCCGTACCACATACCAATAACAAACAAAACTTTATTTAATTACGAGGGTAAAACGTACGAAGTTGTAGGCGAACCGGTCGACCAAGGCGGACAACATGAAATCAATTTAACTAGATTGAGGGTGCGACCTATTGGCAAAGGTTAAGTATGGTAATTGGGACTTAGTAAAAGAGTTGGAAAATTACGAGCGAGACATGGAGCGATGGGTCAAACGAGGTATAGCAAAGACAACTGCTAAGATTCACAATACAATCATTTCATTAATGCCAGTTGATACCGGATATCTTAGAGAAAGTGTAACAATGGACTTTAAAGACAGCGGTTTTACTGGTGTTATTAATATTGGTAGTGAATACGCAATATATGTCAATTATGGTACTGGTATATATGCAACAGGTGCTGGAGGTAGTAGAGCCAAAAAGATACCGTGGTCATACAAAGATGCAAACGGTAAGTGGCACACTACTAAAGGACAACATGCTCAACCTTTTTGGGAGCCGGCAATAGACGCTGGACGAGCATTCTTTAATAAGTATTTTTCATGAGGTGGTTAAGATATGTGGGTATCAGTTGAACGGTACTTATTTAACAAAGTATATAACAAATTAAAAAGTAACCTTATTATCCAAAAACAATTGGACGGTAGGGTTTTTGATTGCGTTCAGAAAGACGCTGTTTACCCATATATCGTTGTGGGTGAAACAAACGTCACTAACAAAGAAACGACCACGAGCATGGTCGAAGATGTCGGCATCACGTTGCATGTTTATAGTCAAGCACGTAATAGAGATGAGGCATCACAAATAATTCAATTTTTAGGCTTCGTTTTAAATAACGAAATAGAAATTGATTATTATTCATTCATTAAAAGTCGAATTGATACACAAGAAGTGATTACTGACATAGATCAGTACACTAAACACGGTATCATTCGGCTTGTTTTTAAATACAGACATAACACATTACAAAGGAGTGTAACGAATGGCGCAGGATAAATATATTGTCGCTCTCCAAATCGCTGATAAGGATTTAGCTAAGAAGCTAACTATCGAAGAAGCAACGCTTTTAGGTAGTTTAGCAGAGGGTGGACATACTATCAGTAATGACCTTGCTGAAATCATTCAAGGCGGTAAAAAAGATTATAGCCGTAACTCTGTCGAAGAAGAAATCAAGTTGACGCTTGATGTCGTTCCGGGAGATAAAGGTCAATTAGCATTAAAAGAATCAGTTAAACAATTCAAACAGTTACGTGTTTGGATTTGGGAAACGAAAAAACGCGATGGCAAACATCACGGTGTATTCGCATATGTAGTTATCGAAGAGCACGAATGGTCATTTGATGATGAAGATAACAAAATCGAAATCACAGCGAAAGTTAAGTTCAATAGTGCAGACGGTACAATCAATGATTTACCAAAAGAATGGCTTAACCCTAGCGCATTGGCTCCAGTTGTTGAATTCGAAGACATGAACGCTTATGAAGATAGTTATGAAAACCGAACTAAAAAAACAACTGCTGGCAGTAGCGATTTAAGTATGTAATTAACGAGGGCATTAGCCCTCTATTTTTTTGTACAAAATAACGATAAACGAGGTATTTAATATGACTGAAACAACTTTTAATCCAATTACATCATTAACAATTAACAATGAAGAAGTGAAAGCAAAAGCAACATTTATGTTCGATAAAACCGCTAAAAAGTTTGCAACTGAACAAGAAGATAATAAAGGCAGAAAACAAACGATTTCAGGATTTACTAATGTTTACAATGCTTTATTAGAACGTGACACAGTGGCAATTGTAGACTTTTGGGAATGCGCAACAGCTTATCTAGGTAAAAGTGCACCTAAAAGAGAAGACATTGAAGCGGAAATCATGGAAATCATCGAAAGAGAAAACGACACGTTAAATCTATTACAGGGTGCGTTGGACGTAATGAATAATAGCGGTTTTTTCAAGCAGAAATCACGTCTATTCTGGACACAGATGAACCAAGCGCCATCGTTAGCCAAAGAAGACGAGAAAGAGGGCGCGAAAGCTGGTATCGAGATGATGAAGAACAACTACAAAGAAATCATGACCGTAGCACCTTATTAGACTATTCGGAAATAAGGCAGATGACAAGTCGTTACATAGGTTATATGAGTAATGACGAGCTAATGAGCATGCTACCTGCCGAATGGAATGACTGGATTATTGGCGCTAGACAAGCATTGATTGACCAAAGAGACATTGCGTTGTACGGCGCTCAATATAATGCGGTTGCTCAAGCTGGTAAATCACTAAAACGTTTTGTTAGGCAGAACGAAAGAGAACATTACATTATTCGTGGTCAAGAAGATGAATACGAAAGAATGAAACAGCGTGAGCTAGCTAAAAACAAACGTAAAAGAGAAATACAAAAACAAGGGACTCGCAAGTTCCTTAACAGCTTAAAAACAAGTCATAAAGGAGGTTAGGCATGGAAAAGAATTTTCTGGCTCGTGTTACAGCTATAATCAGTGATTTTAAAAGGAATATTAGAACTGCTCAACGTATGGCTAAAACTGATATACCGGACGAAATCAAGACAGAAGTTACAGCAAACATAAGAGACTACCAAAGAGAGCTAACGCGAGCTAAATCGATGGCTCAACGTTGGCGAGAACATAAAGTTAATATCGATGCAGACGCTAGCAAAGTAAAACAAGTCATATCGTTTGTTAAAGCAGAACTATCGAATATCAGACGTAAAAAAGTTGAAATCGACGGCGACGCAAGCGGATTAAAAAGAAATGTTGCGACTTCTAAAGCGATGTTAGCTGGTTGGCGCAAACACACTGTTAAATTAGATTTTGATACAACCGGAATGTCGAAAATGCAAGTAGCATTGACTGCAGGTAAAAGAGCATTAGATCAGTATCAATCAACAATGGATGGCATCGCATCAAATATTAGAACTTTCGGTACTATCTTTGCGCAACAAGTCAAAGGTTTAATGATTGCTAGTATACAAGCATTAATACCAGTAATTGCTGGATTAGTTCCGGCAATTATGGCAGTACTTAATGCCGTTGGTGTATTAGGTGGTGGTGTTATTGGGCTTGCTGGTGCATTCTCTGTAGCTGGTGTTGGAGCGGTTGGCTTCGGTGCAATGGCTATTACTGCACTAAAAATGGTAAAAGATGGAACGTTAGCAGTAACAAAAGAAGTTCAAAATTTTAGAGATGCGAGCGATCAGTTAAAAACTACATGGCAAGGCATTGTAAAAGAGAATCAAGCAAGTATCTTTAATGCGATGTCAGCGGGTATCAGAGGCGTTACAAGTGCGATGTCTCAATTAAAACCATTCTTATCCGAAGTATCTATGCTGGTTGAAGCAAACGCACGCGAATTTGAGGATTGGGTTAAACATTCTGAAACAACTAAGAAAGCATTTGAAGCATTGAATAGCATAGGTGGCGCAATCTTCGGAGATTTATTGAACGCTGCAGGACGATTTGGCGACGGATTAGTTAACATTTTCACTCAATTAATGCCGTTGTTCAAATTTGTGTCTCAAGGACTACAGAACATGTCTATAGCTTTCCAAAATTGGGCTAATAGTGTAGCTGGTCAGAATGCTATTAAAGCGTTTATTGACTACACTACCACTAACTTACCTAAGATTGGTCAGATATTTGGTAATGTGTTCGCTGGTATTGGTAATTTAATGATTGCTTTTGCACAAAACAGTTCCAACATTTTTGATTGGTTGGTTAAATTAACTTCTCAATTTAGAGCATGGTCAGAACAAGTAGGACAATCACAAGGGTTTAAAGACTTTATCAGTTATGTTCAAGAGAATGGTCCTACTATTATGCAGTTAATCGGTAATATCGTAAAAACATTAGTTGCTTTTGGTACTGCAATGGCTCCTATAGCTAGTAAATTGTTAGACTTTATCACTAATCTAGCTGGATTTATCGCTAAACTATTCGAAACACACCCAGCTATAGCACAAGTTGCTGGCGTTATGGGTATTTTAGGCGGTGTATTTTGGGCTTTAATGGCTCCGATTGTTGCTATAAGTAGTGTACTTACAAATGTGTTTGGTTTGAGCTTATTCAGCGTCACTGAAAAGATTTTAGACTTCGTTAGAACATCAAGTTTAGTTACTGGAGCTACGGAAGCATTAATAGGTGCATTCGGTTCGATTTCAGCACCTATTTTAGCAGTTGTTGCAGTAATTGGTGCATTCATTGGTGTCCTCGTTTATTTATGGAAAACAAACGAGAACTTTAGAAATACTATTACTGAAGCGTGGAACGGTGTTAAAACGGCAGTTTCTGGTGCGATTCAAGGTGTAGTCGGCTGGTTAACTCAATTGTGGGGCAAAATTCAATCAACATTACAGCCAATCATGCCTATATTACAAGTATTAGGACAAGTATTCATGCAAGTTTTAGGTGTTTTGGTAATAGGCATTATTACAAATGTTATGAATATCATACAAGGTTTGTGGACGTTAATTACAATTGCGTTCCAAGCCATAGGAACAGTGATATCCGTGGCAGTCCAAATCATAGTTGGTTTGTTCACTGCTTTAATTCAGTTGCTTACTGGCGACTTCTCGGGTGCTTGGGAGACTATTAAAACTACGGTTACCAATGTACTTGATACGATTTGGCAATACATGCAATCAGTTTGGGAGTCAATCATCGGCTTTTTAACTGGCGTAATGAATCGAACACTTTCTATGTTTGGTACAAGTTGGTCACAGATATGGAGTACAATCACTAATTTTGTTAGCAGTATTTGGAACAGTGTTACAAGTTGGTTTAGTCGTGTTGCTTCGAGTGTGGCCGAAAAAATGGGACAAGCACTAAACTTTATTATCACAAAAGGTTCTGAATGGGTTTCTAATATTTGGAATACTGTTACAAGTTTCGCAAGTAAAGTAGCTGATGGATTTAAAAGAGTTGTCTCAAATGTAGGCGACGGCATGAAAAACGCGCTTGATAAGATTAAAAGCTTTTTCAGCGATTTTTTAAATGCCGGAGCGGAATTAATCGGCAAAGTGGCAGAAGGTGTAGCTAACGCTGCGCACAAAGTAGTAAGCGCGGTAGGCGATGCGATTTCATCAGCGTGGGACTCAGTAACTTCATTCGTAAGTGGACATGGTGGAGGTAGTGGTTTAGGTAAAGGTTTAGCGGTATCACAAGCTAAAGTAATGGCTACTAGCTTCGGTAAAACGTTCACAAGTGAGTTAGGTTCAACGTTGACAGATGGATTCAACGACAGTTTAACACCAAGCGTTGACGGCCATATGACAAACGATGTGCAACATAGCATGAAAGAAAATAACAGACCTATTGTTAATGTAACTGTTAGAAACGAGGGCGATCTAAACATGATTAAATCTCACATTGACGATATGGATGCAAAAGATGGTAGTTTCAACTTAATGTAAGGGAGGTTTGTTTATTGATAGCCCATGATGTAGAAATTATTAAAAATGGTGTGAAGTATCGCGTCAGTGACAATCCTCACACTTACAAACACTTAAGAGTGCTTGATTACAATGTTATCGGTTCGGGTTACAAAAGGAATTATTCGCCTTTAGATGGAGTTGATGGACGTTTTCACAATTACGCTAAAGAAGAATATAAAAAAGTTGAATTAAGATTGAGGTATGAAGTACCTAAGATTGCTTATGCCTCACATCTTAAATCAGACATTCAAACATTGTTTTATGGTCGCTTTTACCTAAGAGAATTGGCGACGCCGGATAACACTATCAAATTTGAAAATATGTTCGAACCATTAGAACAAGAATTTGAATTAGATTATGTTGACGGTAGACAACTATTCGTTGGATTAGTTAGCGAAGTATCTTTTGACACAACTAAGACATCAGGAGAAATCACGTTGACTTTTGAGACGACTGAATTGCCTTTCTTTGAAAGTATTGGCTATAGCACTGATTTAGAAAGTGATAACGATTTAGAAAAATGGTCAGTTCCGGACAGAATAGCACTAAATGAAAATGATAGAAGTAGACAAATGACATTCTATAACACGAGTTCTGGAGATGTTTATTACAACGGAGATGTAGCATTAACACAGTTCAACCAATTCAATGTAGTTGAAATTGAATTAGCCGAAGATGTTAAAGCTGATGATAAAGACGGTTTCACTTTCTATACGGATAAAGGAAACATCTCAGTAATTAAAGATGTCGATTTAAAAGCAGGCGATAAAATCATTTTTGATAACAAGCACACATATAGAGGCAATTTAAATATTGACCTATACAACAAAACGTTAGAACAACCGGTGTTGTATCCCGGTTGGAATCATTTTAAAGCCAACAGACTTATGAAAAAGATAGTCTTTAGACACAAATTATATTACAGATAAGGAGTAGCATATGCCGGTATTATTAAAAAGTTTGCAAGGCGTCGGTCATGCGATTCATGTTAATACAAAATTAAACGAAAAATTGAATGAAGATAGCACGTTAGACATTGATATGATAGAAAATGCCAGCACTTTCGACGCAATCGGCGCTATTACAAAGATGTGGACTATCACAAACGTAAAGGGGGAAGATGACCTCAACGAATATGTAATAGTAATGCTTGATAAATCAACAATCGGAAACAAAATCAAACTTAGTATCAAAGCGAGACAAAAAGAATTAGATGATCTAAACAATTCTAGGATTTACCAAGAATATAACGAAAGTTTCACAGGCGTAGAGTTTTTTAACACTGTATTTAAAGGAACTAGTTATAAGTACGTATTGCACACTAAGGTTGACGCATCAAAGTTCGAGGGATTAGGCAAGGGAGACACAAGACTTGAGATATTCAAAAAAGGACTTGAACGCTATCATCTCGAATATGAGTACGACGCTAAAACAAAAACATTTCACTTGTATGACGAATTATCAAAAGTAGCAAACTACTATATTAAATCAGGTGTAAATGCTGATAACGTCAAAATTCAAGAAGATGCTTCTAAATGCTACACATATATAAGAGGTTATGGCGACTTTGACGGTCAGCAAACTTTTACAGAGGCTGGGTTACAATTCGAATTCACACACCCATTAGCACAACTGATTGGTAAAAGGGAAGCGCCTCCGTTAATAGATGGACGCATAAAAAAAGAAGATGTTTTGAAAAAATCAATGGAGCTAGTGATAAAGAAAAGTGTCACTGCTTCTATTTCTTTGGACTTCGTAGCACAGCCTGAGCATTTTCCAGAGGCTAACCCTAGAATTGGCGATATTGTAAGAGTAGCTGAACCAACTATAGGCTATAACGATTTAGTGAGAATAGTCGAAATCACTACACATAGAGATGCGTACAATAACATTATTAAACAAGATGTAGTATTAGGCGATTTTACAATGCGTGACAGATATAGAAAAGCTATCCATGAAGCTACGAACTATGTTAAGAATGTAAAAACAACTAAGTCAGACCCAGCTAAGTACTTGAGAGAACTAAACGCTAAAGTTAACGCTAGTTTATCTATAAATAACGAATTAGTTAAGCAGAATGAAAAAATAAACGCAAAAGTCGATAAGATGAGTACTAAAACAGTTACAACTGCGAATGGCACGATCATGTACGACTTTACGAGTCAATCAAGTATAAGAAATATCAAATCTATTGGAACGATTGGCGATTCTGTAGCTAGAGGGTCGCATGCAAAAACTAATTTCACAGAAATGTTAGGCAAGAAATTAAAAGCTAAAACGACCAACCTTGCAAAAGGTGGCGCAACTATGGCAACTGTTACAGATACAAACAACGTTGAAAATAGTATTTATAGGCAAGCGGAACAAATAAGAGGCGACTTAATCATATTACAAGGCACTGATGATGACTGGTTACACGGTTATTGGGCAGGCGTACCGATAGGCACTGATAAAACGGACACTAAAACGTTTTATGGTGCCTTTTGTTCTGCAATTGAAGTTATACGGAAGAATAATCCGGATTCAAAAATACTAGTAATGACAGCTACTAGACAATGTCCTATGCGTGGTACAACGATACGCCGTAAAGATACGGATAAAAACAAACTAGGGTTAACGTTAGAGGATTATGTCAACGCTCAAATACTAGCTTGTAGCGAGTTGGACGTACCAGTGTTTGACGCATATCACACAGACTACTTTAAGCCATACAATCCAGCTTTTAGGAAAGCGAGCATGGAGGACGGCTTACACCCTAACGAAAAAGGTCACGAGGTTATTATGTACGAGTTAATCAAGGATTATTACAGTTTTTACGACTAAAGGAGGCAACCAATGGCTTACGGATTAATTACAAGTTTACATTCAATGACAGGTCGGAAAATAGTTGCTCAACATGAGTATAACTATCGCTTGTTAGATGAAGGTATGAGCAAACTTGAGAAAATGTTTATATACCATCAAAAAGAAGAAATATACGCACACTCAGCGAAACAAATTAAATACTTGAATGACAGTGTTGAAGATTATTTAACGTATTTAAATGGCCGTTTTAGCAATATGATTCTAGGCCATAACGGCGACGGTATCAATGAAGTAAAAGACGCGCGTATTGATAATACAGGTTATGGTCATAAGACATTGCAAGATCGTTTGTATCATGATTATTCAACACTAGATGCTTTCACTAAAAAGGTTGAGAAAGCTGTAGATGAACACTATAAAGAATATCGAGCGACAGAATACCGATTCGAACCAAAAGAGCAAGAACCGGAATTTATCACTGATTTATCGCCATATACAAATGCAGTAATGCAATCATTTTGGGTAGACCCTAGAACGAAAATTATTTATATGACGCAAGCTCGTCCAGGTAATCATTACATGTTATCTAGATTGAAGCCCAACGGACAATTTATTGATAGATTGCTTGTTAAAAACGGCGGTCACGGTACACACAATGCGTATAGATACATTGATGGAGAATTATGGATTTATTCAGCTGTATTGGACAGTAACAAAAACAACAAGTTTGTACGTTTCCAATATAGAACTGGAGAAATAACTTATGGTAATGAAATGCAAGATGTCATGCCGAATATATTTAACGACAGATATACGTCAGCGATTTATAATCCTATAGAAAATTTAATGATTTTCAGACGTGAATATAAAACTTCTGAAAGACAAGCTAAGAATTCATTGAATTTCATTGAAGTAAGAAGTGCTGACGATATTGATAAAGGTATAGACAAAGTATTGTATCAAATGGATATACCTATGGAATACACTTCAGATACACAACCTATGCAAGGTATCACTTATGATGCAGGTATCTTATATTGGTATACAGGTGATTCGAATACAGCCAACCCTAACTACTTACAAGGTTTCGATATAAAAACAAAAGAATTGTTATTTAAACGACGTATCGATATTGGCGGTGTGAATAATAACTTTAAAGGAGACTTCCAAGAAGCTGAGGGTCTAGATATGTATTACGATCTAGAAACAGGACGTAAAGCACTTTTAATAGGGGTAACTATTGGACCTGGTAATAACAGACATCACTCAATTTATTCTATCGGCCAAAGAGGTGTTAACCAATTCTTAAAAAACATTGCACCTCAAGTATCGATGACTGATTCAGGTGGACGTGTTAAACCGTTACCAATACAGAACCCAGCATATCTAAGTGATATTACGGAAGTTGGTCATTACTATATCTATACGCAAGACACACAAAATGCATTAGATTTCCCGTTACCGAAAGCGTTTAGAGATGCAGGGTGGTTCTTGGATGTACTGCCTGGACACTATAATGGTGCTCTAAGACAAGTACTTACCAGAAACAGCACAGGTAGAAATATGCTTAAATTCGAACGTGTCATTGACATTTTCAATAAGAAAAACAACGGAGCATGGAATTTCTGTCCGCAAAACGCCGGTTATTGGGAACATATCCCTAAGAGTATTACAAAATTATCAGATTTAAAAATCGTTGGTTTAGATTTCTATATCACTACTGAAGAATCAAAACGATTTACTGATTTTCCTAAAGACTTTAAAGGTATTGCAGGTTGGATATTAGAAGTAAAATCGAATACACCAGGTAACACAACACAAGTATTAAGACGTAATAACTTCCCGTCTGCACATCAATTTTTAGTTAGAAACTTTGGTACTGGTGGCGTTGGTAAATGGAGTTTATTCGAAGGAAAGGTGGTTGAATAATGATAGTAGATAATTTTTCGAAAGACGATAACTTAATCGAGTTACAAACAACATCACAATATAATCCAATTATTGACACAAACATCAGTTTCTATGAATCAGATAGAGGAACTGGTGTTTTAAATTTTGCAGTAACTAAGAATAACAGACCGTTATCTATAAGTTCTGAACATGTTAAAACATCTATCGTGTTAAAAACCGATGATTATAACGTAGATAGAGGCGCTTATATTTCAGACGAATTAACGATAGTAGACGCAATTAATGGGCGTTTGCAGTATGTGATACCGAATGAATTTTTAAAACATTCAGGCAAGGTGCATGCTCAGGCATTCTTTACACAAAACGGGAGTAACAACGTAGTTGTTGAACGTCAATTTAGTTTCAATATTGAAAATGATTTAGTCAGTGGGTTTGATGGCATAACAAAGCTTGTTTATATCAAATCTATTCAAGATACTATCGAAGCTGTCGGTAAAGACTTTAACCAATTAAAGCAAAATATGGCTGATACACAAACGTTAATAGCAAAAGTGAATGATAGTGCGACAAAAGGCATTCAACAAATCGAAATCAAGCAAAACGAAGCTATACAAGCTATTACTGCGACTCAAACTAGTGCAACACAAGCTGTTACAGCTGAATTCAATAAAATAGTTGAAAAGGAGCAAACGATATTTGCGCGTGTCAATGAAGTTGAGCAACAAATCAATGGTGCTGACCTTGTCAAAGGCAACTCGACAGTCAATTGGCAAAAGTCTAAGATTACTGATGATTATGGCAAAGCGATTGAATCGTCTGAGCAGTCCATAGATAGCGTTTTAAGCACAGTTAACACATCTAGGATTATTCATATTACTAACGCAACAGATGCGCCAGAAAAGACGGATATAGGCACGTTAGAGAAGCCTGGACAAGATGGTGTTGATGACGGTTCTTCGTTCGATGAATCAACTTATACATCAAGCAAATCTGGTGTGTTAGTTGTTTATGTTGTTGATAATAATACTGCTCGTGCAACATGGTACCCAGATGATTCAAACGATGAGTACACAAAATACAAAATCTACGGCACGTGGTACCCGTTTTATAAAAAGAATGATGGAAACTTAACTAAGCAATTTGTTGAAGAAATATCTAACAACGCTTTAAATCAAGCTAAACAGTATGTAGATGGTAAGTTTCAAAGTACAAGTTGGCAACAACATAAATTAACAGAACATAACGGTCAATCAATCCAAAAGAACTTATATAACGCCAAAGGTAATTTAGAAGCATTGGGCGCTGGGAATTATTACGTAACAAGTGTACCTGATTTACCAGGTATTGTTGAAAGTTACGAAGGCTACTTATCAGTATTTGTTAAAGATGATGCAAATAAGTTATTCAACTTCACACCTTCAAACTCTAAAAAAGTTTATACACGATCAATCACCAATGGTCGATTAGATTCACAATGGGCTGCACCTAACGAACATAAAACAGCCGTGTTATTCGACGGTGCTGCAAACGGTGTAGGAACAAGGATTAATTTAACCGAAGCTTATACAAATTATGCAATTCTATTCATAAGCGGTACTTATCCAGGTGGTGTTATTGAAGCATTCAGTTTAACCTCTATACCAAATGCGATTCAATTAAGTAAAACAAATGTAGTTGACTCAGACGGTAACGGTGGTGGTAGTTATGAATGCTTAATAACTAAAGAAAGTGGTACGACGTTAAAAATCGATAACGATGTGTACCTTGATTTAGGCAGTAAAACAGGTTCTGGTGCTAATGCAAACAGAGTTACGATAAATAAAATTGTGGGGTGGAAATAATGAAAATCACAGTAAACGATAAAAACGAAGTTATCGGATACGTTAATACTGGCGGATTACGCAATAGTTTAGATGTAGATGATAGCAATGTGCCTATTAAATTTAAAGAAGAGTTCGAACCTAGAAAGTTTGTTTTCACTAACGGCGAAATTAAATACAATAGCAATTTCGAAAAAGAAGACGTACCGAATGCATCAAAACAACAAAGTGAATCAGATTTGAGTGATGAAGAACTTCGCGGAATGGTTGCAAGTATGCAAATGCAGATGACGCAAGTGAACATGTTGACAATGCAATTGACGCAACAAAACGCTATGTTAACACAACAGTTGACCGAACTGAAAACTAACAAAACAAATACTGAGGGGGACGTTTAAATGATGAAGATGATTTATCCAACTTTTAAAGACATTAAAACTTTTTATGTGTGGGGTTGCTATAAAAATGAGCAAATTAAGTGGTACGTAGACATGGGTGTAATCGACAAAGAAGAATATGCATTGATCACTGGAGAAAAATATCCAGAGGCAAAAGATGAAAAGTCACAGGTGTAATGCTTGAGGCTTTTTAATTTAACACAAAGTAGGTGGCGTAATGTTTGGATTTACCAAACGGCACGAACATGAATGGCGAATTAGAAGATTAGAAGAGAATGATAAAACAATGCTTAGCACTCTCAATGAGATTAAATTAGGTCAAAAAACTCAAGAGCAAGTTAACATTAAATTAGATAAAACTTTAGATGCTATCCAGAGGGAAAGACAGATAGACGAAAAAAATAAGAAAGAAAACGACAAAAATATACGCGATATGAAAATGTGGATTCTCGGTTTGATAGGGACTATCTTCAGTACGATTGTCATAGCTTTACTAAGAACTATTTTTGGTATTTAAAGGAGGTGATTACCATGCTTAAAGGGATTTTAGGATATAGCTTCTGGGCGTGCTTCTGGTTTGGTAAATGTAAATAACAGTTAAGAGTCAGTGCTTCGGCACTGGCTTTTTATTTTGATTGAAATGAGGTGCATACATGGGATTACCTAACCCAAAGACTAGAAAGCCTACAGCTAGTGAAGTGGTGGAGTGGGCAAAGTCGAATATTGGTAAGAGGATTAATATAGATAATTATCGGGGCAGTCAATGTTGGGATACACCTAACTTTATTTTTAAAAGATATTGGGGTTTTGTAACATGGGGCAATGCTAAGGATATGGCTAATTACAGATATCCTAAGGGTTTCCGATTCTATCGTTATTCATCTGGATTTGTACCGGAACCTGGAGACATCGCAGTTTGGCACCCTGGCAACGGAATAGGTTCGGACGGACACACCGCAATAGTAGTAGGACCATCTAATAAAAGTTATTTTTATAGCGTTGACCAAAACTGGGTTAATTCTAATAGTTGGACAGGTTCTCCAGGAAGATTAGTAAGACACCCTTATGTAAGTGTTACAGGCTTTGTTAGGCCTCCATACTCAAAAGATACTAGCAAACCTAGTAGTACTGATACAAGTTCAGCATCAAAAGCCAATGACTCAACAATTACTGGCGAAGCGAAGAAACCGCAATTTAAAGAAGTTAAAACAGTAAAATACACTGCTTACAGCAATGTTTTAGATAAAGAAGAGCACTTCATTGATCATATAGTTGTAATGGGTGATGAACGCTCAGATATTCAAGGATTATATATAAAAGAATCAATGCATATGCGTTCTGTAGACGAACTGTATACGCAAAGAAATAAGTTTATAAGCGATTATGAAATACCGCATTTATATGTCGATAGAGAGGCTACATGGCTTGCTAGACCAACCAATTTTGATGACCCGCGTCACCCTAATTGGCTAGTTATTGAAGTATGTGGTGGTCAAACAGATAGCAAACGACAATTCTTATTGAATCAAATACAAGCGTTAATACGTGGTGTTTGGTTATTGTCAGGGATTGATAAAAACTTATCTGAAACGACGTTAAAGGTAGACCCTAATATTTGGCGTAGTATGAAAGATTTAATTAATTACGACTTGATTAAGCAAGGTATACCGGATAACGCAAAGTATGAGCAAGTTAAAAAGAAAATGCTTGAGACATACATTAAACGAGATATATTGACACGAGAAAATATAAAAGAAGTAACGACAAAAACAACAATAAGAATTAGTGATAAAACATCAGTTGACAGTGCGTCCACACGAGGCCCTACTCCATCAGACGAAAAACCAAGCATCGTTACTGAAACAAGTCCATTCACATTCCAGCAAGCACTGGATAGACAAATGTCTAGGGGTAACCCGAAAAAATCTCATACATGGGGCTGGGCTAATGCAACACGAGCACAAACGAGCTCGGCAATGAATGTTAAGCGAATATGGGAAAGTAACACGCAATGCTATCAAATGCTTAATTTAGGCAAGTATCAAGGCATTTCAGTTAGTGCGCTTAACAAAATACTTAAAGGAAAAGGAACGCTCGACGGACAAGGCAAAGCATTCGCGGAAGCTTGTAAGAAAAACAACATTAACGAAATTTATTTGATCGCGCACGCTTTCTTAGAAAGTGGATACGGAACAAGTAACTTCGCTAATGGTAGATACGGTGCATATAATTACTTCGGTATTGGTGCATTCGACAACGACCCTGATTATGCAATGAAATTTGCTAAGAATAAAGGTTGGACATCTCCAGCAAAAGCAATCATGGGCGGTGCTAGCTTCGTAAGAAAGGATTACATCAATAAAGGTCAAAACACATTGTACAGAATCAGATGGAATCCTAAGAATCCAGCTACGCACCAATACGCTACTGCTATAGAGTGGTGCCAACATCAAGCTAGTACAATAGCTAAGCTATATAAACAAATCGGCTTAAAAGGTATCTATTTTATAAGAGATAAATATAAATAAAGAGGTGTATAAATGTACAAAATAAAAGATGTTGAAACGAGAATAAAAAATGATGGTGTTGACTTAGGTGACATTGGCTGTCGATTTTACACTGAAGATGAAAATACAGCATCTATAAGAATAGGTATCAATGACAAACAAGGTCGTATCGATCTAAAAGCACATGGCTTAACACCTAGATTACATTTGTTTATGGAAGATGGCTCTATATTCAAAAATGAGCCCCTTATTATCGACGATGTTGTAAAAGGGTTCCTTACCTACAAAATACCTAAAAAGGTTATCAAACACGCTGGTTATGTTCGCTGTAAGCTGTTTTTAGAGAAAGAAGAAGAAAAAATACATGTCGCAAACTTTTCTTTCAATATCGTTGATAGTGGTATTGAATCTGCTGTAGCAAAAGAAATCGATGTTAAATTGGTAGATGATGCTATTACGAGAATTTTAAAAGATAACGCGACAGATTTATTGAGCAAAGACTTTAAAGAGAAAATAGATAAAGATGTCATTTCTTACATCGAAAAGAATGAAAGTAGATTTAAAGGTGCGAAAGGTGATAAAGGCGAACCGGGACAACCTGGTGCGAAAGGTGATACAGGTAAAAAAGGAGAACAAGGCGCACCCGGTAAAAACGGTACTGTAGTATCAATCAATCCTGGCACTAAAATGTGGCAAATTGATGGTAAAGATACAAATATCAAAGCAGAACCTGAGTTATTGGACAAAATCAATATCGCAAATGTTGAAGGGTTAGAAGATAAATTGCAAGAAGTTGAAAAAATCAAAGATACAACTCTCAACGACTCTAAAACGTATACGGATTCAAAAATTGCTGAACTAGTTGATAGCGCGCCTGAATCTATGAATACATTAAGAGAATTAGCAGAAGCAATACAAAACAACTCTATTTCAGAAAGTGTATTGCAACAGATTGGCTCAAAAGTTAGTACAGAAGATTTTGAGAGATTCAAGCAATCATTAAACAGTTTGTATGCAGATAAAAATCATAGTCATACAATCAAACAGATTGAAGGATTAGAAAATGCTTTATCAAAAAAATCAGACATAAATCACAGTCATGATGAACGTTATCTTTTATCATCAAATGCTTTTACAAAAGAGGAAGCAGATAAACTTTATCAACCTATCGGTTCTTCGCAGCCGTCACTGAATATTTGGACAGGCAGTGAAACAGAATATAATTATTTGTATCAAAAAGACCCTAATACACTTTACTTAATTAAGGGGTGATTTTATGGAAGGTAATTTTAAAAATGTAAAGAAGCTTATTTACGAAGGCGAAGAATATACAAAAGTATATGCTGGAAATATCCAAGTATGGAAAAAGCCTTCATCTTTTGTAATAAAACCCTTACCTAAAAATAAATATCCGGATAGCATAGAAGAATCAACAGCAAAATGGACAATAAATGGAGTTGAACCTAATAAAAGTTATCAGGTGACAATAGAAAATGTACGTAGCGGTATAATGAGGGTTTCGCAAACTAATTTAGGGTCAAGTGAATTAGGAATATCAGGAGTCAATAGCGGAGTTGCAAGTAAAAATATCAACTTTAGTAATCCTTCAGGGACGTTGTATGTCACTATAAGTGATGTTTATTCAGGATCTCCGACATTGACCATTGAATAATTTTAAACGACTAATTTTTTAGTTGTTTTTTATTTTGGATAAAAGGAGCAAACAAATGGATATTAACTGGAAATTGAGATTCAAAAATAAAGCAGTACTAACTGGTTTAGTTGGAGCGTTGTTGCTATTTATCAAGCAAATCACGGATTTGTTCGGATTAGATTTATCCACTCAATTAAATCAAGCTAGCGCTATTATAGGCGCTATCCTCACGTTACTTACAGGTATTGGTGTTATTACTGACCCAACGTCAAAAGGCGTCTCAGATTCATCTATAGCACAGACATATCAAGCGCCTAGAGATAGCAAAAAAGAAGAACAACAAGTTACGTGGAAATCATCACAAGACAGTAGTTTAACGCCGGAATTAAGCGCGAAAGCACCAAAAGAATATGATACATCACAACCTTTCACAGACGCCTCTAACGATGTTGGCTTTGATGTGAATGAGTATCATCATGGAGGTGGCGACAATGCAAGCAAAATTAACTAAAAAAGAGTTTATAGAGTGGTTGAAAACTTCTGAGGGAAAACAATTCAATGTGGACTTATGGTATGGATTTCAATGCTTTGATTATGCCAATGCTGGTTGGAAAGTTTTGTTTGGATTACTTCTAAAAGGTTTAGGTGCAAAAGATATACCATTTGCAAACAATTTTGATGGACTAGCCACTGTATACCAAAATACGCCGGACTTTTTGGCAAAACCCGGCGATATGGTTGTGTTCGGTAGTAATTACGGTGCAGGATACGGACACGTAGCATGGGTAATTGAAGCAACTTTAGATTATATCATTGTATATGAGCAGAATTGGCTAGGCGGTGGCTGGACTGACGGAATCGAACAACCCGGCTGGGGTTGGGAAAAAGTTACAAGACGACAACATGCTTATGATTTCCCTATGTGGTTTATCCGTCCGAATTTTAAAAGTGAGACAGCGCCACGATCAGTTCAATCTCCTACACAAGCACCTAAAAAAGAAACAGCTAAGCCACAACCTAAAGCAGTAGAACTTAAAATCATCAAAGATGTGGTTAAAGGTTATGACCTACCTAAGCGTGGTAGTAACCCTAAAGGTATAGTTATACACAACGACGCAGGGAGCAAAGGGGCGACTGCTGAAGCATATCGTAACGGATTAGTAAATGCACCTTTATCAAGATTAGAAGCGGGCATTGCGCATAGTTACGTATCAGGCAACACAGTTTGGCAAGCCTTAGATGAATCACAAGTAGGTTGGCATACCGCTAATCAAATAGGTAATAAATATTATTACGGTATTGAAGTATGTCAATCAATGGGCGCAGATAACGCGACATTCTTAAAAAATGAACAGGCAACTTTCCAAGAATGCGCTAGATTGTTGAAAAAATGGGGATTACCAGCAAACAGAAATACAATCAGATTGCACAATGAATTTACTTCAACATCATGCCCTCATAGAAGTTCGGTTTTACACACTGGTTTTGACCCAGTAACTCGCGGTCTATTGCCAGAAGACAAGCGGTTGCAACTTAAAGACTATTTTATCAAGCAGATTAGGGCGTACATGGATGGTAAAATACCGGTTGCCACTGTCTCTAATGAGTCAAGCGCTTCAAGTAATACAGTTAAACCAGTTGCAAGTGCATGGAAACGTAATAAATATGGTACTTACTACATGGAAGAAAGTGCTAGATTCACAAACGGCAATCAACCAATCACAGTAAGAAAAGTGGGGCCATTCTTATCTTGTCCAGTGGGTTATCAGTTCCAACCTGGTGGGTATTGTGATTATACAGAAGTGATGTTACAAGATGGTCATGTTTGGGTAGGATATACATGGGAGGGGCAACGTTATTACTTGCCTATTAGAACATGGAATGGTTCTGCCCCACCTAATCAGATATTAGGTGACTTATGGGGAGAAATCAGTTAGAATGACATAGTCATGTCTATTTAAGCAGGTGCGTTACACACCTGCTTTCTATTTACATTTAAAGATAAAATGTGCTATTATTTTACTAGAACTTTTTAACATTTCTCTCAAGATTTAAATGTAGATAACAGGCAGGTACTACGGTACTTGCCTATTTTTTATGTTATAATGTAATTACATTACCAGTAACCAATCTGGCTTAAAACCACATTTCCGGTAGCCAATCCGGCTATGCAGAGGACTTACTTGCGTAAAGTAGTAAGAAGCTGACTGCATATTTAAACCACCCATACTAGTTACTGGGTGGTTTTTTGTGTTCGCTTTTATGTTCTGTCTATTTTATTTTTCTTAATTTGTATACTATTAGTATAATTGTACTATATAGGAGGAATAATTATGAACGAAAATAGAAATTACGAAATAGAATTCAATAAAAGTGATAATTATGTGTACGGAGAAAATCATGAAATGTTTTATGCAAATTCTTTAGATGTACAAACAAGTATTACTGATTTTATGATAAACTTTAAACAAAGTACCCCTAGTGGCTTTTTGAATAATCAAAAAATTATAATGAATCCGAGTTTAGCCAAACAATTAAGAAATGCTTTGGAACAAGCTATCCTGCAACATGAAGAAATGCATGGAGACATAAAAGATATAGATACACTTCGAAATGAAATGAGTCAATTCTATGGTGAAGAGTAACGTTTTACAAATAAATACAAATCCAAGGTACAAAAATTATAGTATAAACTCAAATAGCTCCTATACCAAAAATAAAAGTACCGGTACTCTTGGATTTCAAAAAGTAGAGGGTGGTAATATGAGTTATGAATACATTACTAGACCAGAATTTGAGGAACACAAAAGGCACTTAGATACTAGATTTGATAAAGTTGAAGACAGTATAAAAAAGTCACAAATTTCGTTGAGTAAAGACATAGAATTAGCAATAAAAAATTTGAAAGATGAAATCAACGATAAAAAATTAACTAGCCATCGCTTTTGGATAGGTATAGCTGTACCTACTGTTGCAAGCATTATCGGTATTATATTAGGTGTAATTTTTTAATAACAAGGCGATTCATCTCCAATAAAACATAGATATATTAAACTCGGGTTTTTAATACAACAAAACCACACCACCTATTAATTTAGGAGTGTGGTTGTTTTAATATGTGAAGCTAAAATAACTACAAATGATACCATTTTTGATACCATTTTGTTGTAAAACAGAAAAAATAAGGAAAATAAAAAAGGCAAAAAAACGCATTAAATCAACGTTTATTGTCTCATGAAATTTAAATGTATATAAATTTCACTTCCTATGTATTGTTGCAATAAATTAATGAAACTATAATTACTAATATTATATTACTTTTATTGATAGAAATATATTACTTTTTTAAAAAAACTTGTAATATATCGAAAGATTTAAATGTAAAATTTTGATTTGTTAAGAAATTACGTTTGTAAAAATAAAAAAATCAACTTATTTGTATGAGATAAATATGTATTGAAGAAGACGTGTTATTAATTTGGAAAATACTGGTCAAAGATGGGAGCTCTTAAAAGCGTTATTGTATTTTTTAGTCAATACAAATAGATTGCCGTAATAATAATCGTACTTGATGGTTAAAAAATTACTTAAGGCTATAAAGCAAAACTTTTTATATGAGCAGTCGAATATAACGTTTAAAATGATTGTTTTTGGATATAAACGATTAAGTAAAATGCTTTTTCAGTTTGAAATTAATCATATAAATTTCTTATGGGAGGGTTGATATCTTAATGATTAACATTATTTCAGCTATAGGATCTATTGGAACATTTATTATGGCTTTATTTTATTTTGTATCAGTTTCAGTTCAACTTTATCAAATGAAAATTAGCTTTCTGCCAGCTTTAGGTTTTAACCAAATTTTATTAGAAAGGGAGGAGGATCAACTTAATATAATGAATTCGGCAACAGAAGAGCATCATCATAAAGATTATATTAAACTATATAATTTAGGTGGCGGTGCTGCTAAAAAAATTGCAATAGAGGTTTTATTGGGGAAGGATAAAGTCATTCAGAAAAAATACGTGCATATTTTACCTAGTAAAGAAGGGTACATGTTACCAATTAATAAAAATGTGTACGAAGAATTAGAAAGAACGATTGAGAACAATGGTCATGAAGCTGATTTGAATGTACGTATGACTTATTATCATAATGTAAGTCGCAAACAACAGGAAGTTATATTAAAAGGTCAAATCGACCGTTTTAATACTTATAATAATAAAGAAATTTATGATTTGCAGTTTATCTAAAAATTGATTTAAGAGGGTAGTTGTTTATTGCGAAAAATATCATTCAATTTTAATGAAATAATGGCGTCATTACTATAAAATATTACTTTATGTTGTAATGCATTTTTCTATAAGATAGAACTAAAAGGAGGGGCAAAGATGCAAATTAGACAAATACATCAACATGACTTTGCTCAAGTGGACCAGTTAATTAGAACGGCATTTGAAAATAGTGAACATGGTTATGGTAATGAATCAGAGCTAGTAGACCAAATTCGTCTAAGTGATACGTATGACAATACCTTAGAATTAGTAGCTGTTCTTCAAAATGAAGTTGTAGGGCACGGTTTACTAAGTGAAGTTTATCTTGATAACGAGGCACAACGGGAAATTGGATTAGTGTTAGCACCTGTATCTGTTGATATTCATCATCAAAATAAAGGTATTGGGAAGCGATTGATTCAAGCATTAGAACGAGAAGCAATATTAAAAGGATATAATTTTATCAGTGTATTAGGATGGCCGACGTATTATGCCAATCTAGGATATCAACGCGCAAGTATGTACGACATTTATCCACCATATGATGGTATACCAGACGAAGCGTTTTTAATTAAAGAATTAAAAGTGAACAGTTTAGCGGGAAAAACAGGTACCATAAATTACACATCTGCTTTTGAAAAAATATGATTTCAAGCTAGGATTACATTAGGTAGAGTTCATATTAATAATAAAAAATGTTTGCAATCAAATCGTACGTTGTCGTTTGTAATTCTTAAAATAGCAATAAATAAAATGTTTGTTAGTAAAGTATTATTGTGGATAATAAAATATCGATACAAATTAATTGCTATAATGCAATTTTAGTGTATAATTCCATTAACAGAGATTAAATATATCTTTAAAGGGTATATAGTTAATATAAAATGACTTTTTAAAAAGAGGGAATAAAATGAATATGAAGAAAAAAGAAAAACACGCAATTCGGAAAAAATCGATTGGCGTGGCTTCAGTGCTTGTAGGTACGTTAATCGGTTTTGGACTACTCAGCAGTAAAGAAGCAGATGCAAGTGAAAATAGTGTTACGCAATCTGATAGCGCAAGTAACGAAAGCAAAAGTAATGATTCAAGTAGCGTTAGTGCTGCACCTAAAACAGACGACACAAACGTGAGTGATACTAAAACATCGTCAAACACTAATAATGGCGAAACGAGTGTGGCGCAAAATCCAGCACAACAGGAAACGACACAATCATCATCAACAAATGCAACTACGGAAGAAACGCCGGTAACTGGTGAAGCTACTACTACGACAACGAATCAAGCTAATACACCGGCAACAACTCAATCAAGCAATACAAATGCGGAGGAATTAGTGAATCAAACAAGTAATGAAACGACTTCTAATGATACTAATACAGTATCATCTGTAAATTCACCTCAAAATTCTACAAATGCGGAAAATGTTTCAACAACGCAAGATACTTCAACTGAAGCAACACCTTCAAACAATGAATCAGCTCCACAGAGTACAGATGCAAGTAATAAAGATGTAGTTAATCAAGCGGTTAATACAAGTGCGCCTAGAATGAGAGCATTTAGTTTAGCGGCAGTAGCTGCAGATGCACCGGCAGCTGGCACAGATATTACGAATCAGTTGACGAATGTGACAGTTGGTATTGACTCTGGTACGACTGTGTATCCGCACCAAGCAGGTTATGTCAAACTGAATTATGGTTTTTCAGTGCCTAATTCTGCTGTTAAAGGTGACACATTCAAAATAACTGTACCTAAAGAATTAAACTTAAATGGTGTAACTTCAACTGCTAAAGTGCCACCAATTATGGCTGGAGATCAAGTATTGGCAAATGGTGTAATCGATAGTGATGGTAATGTTATTTATACATTTACAGACTATGTAAATACTAAAGATGATGTAAAAGCAACTTTGACCATGCCCGCTTATATTGACCCTGAAAATGTTAAAAAGACAGGTAATGTGACATTGGCTACTGGCATAGGTAGTACAACAGCAAACAAAACAGTATTAGTAGATTATGAAAAATATGGTAAGTTTTATAACTTATCTATTAAAGGTACAATTGACCAAATCGATAAAACAAATAATACGTATCGTCAGACAATTTATGTCAATCCAAGTGGAGATAACGTTATTGCGCCGGTTTTAACAGGTAATTTAAAACCAAATACGGATAGTAATGCATTAATAGATCAGCAAAATACAAGTATTAAAGTATATAAAGTAGATAATGCAGCTGATTTATCTGAAAGTTACTTTGTGAATCCAGAAAACTTTGAGGATGTCACTAATAGTGTGAATATTACATTCCCAAATCCAAATCAATATAAAGTAGAGTTTAATACGCCTGATGATCAAATTACAACACCGTATATAGTAGTTGTTAATGGTCATATTGATCCGAATAGCAAAGGTGATTTAGCTTTACGTTCAACTTTATATGGGTATAACTCGAATATAATTTGGCGCTCTATGTCATGGGACAACGAAGTAGCATTTAATAACGGATCAGGTTCTGGTGACGGTATCGATAAACCAGTTGTTCCTGAACAACCTGATGAGCCTGGTGAAATTGAACCAATTCCAGAGGATTCAGATTCTGACCCAGGTTCAGATTCTGGCAGCGATTCTAATTCAGATAGCGGTTCAGATTCGGGTAGTGATTCTACATCAGATAGTGGTTCAGATTCAGCGAGTGATTCAGATTCAGCAAGTGATTCAGACTCAGCGAGTGATTCAGATTCAGCAAGCGATTCCGACAGTGATTCAGACTCAGACAGCGATTCTGACTCCGACAGTGATTCCGACTCAGACAGCGATTCAGATTCCGACAGTGATTCCGACTCAGATAGCGATTCCGACTCAGATAGCGACTCAGATTCAGACAGCGATTCAGATTCAGACAGCGATTCAGATTCAGATAGCGATTCAGATTCCGACAGTGACTCAGATTCCGACAGTGACTCGGATTCAGATAGCGATTCAGATTCCGACAGTGACTCAGATTCCGACAGTGACTCAGACTCAGACAGTGATTCGGATTCAGCGAGTGATTCGGATTCAGATAGTGATTCCGACTCCGACAGTGACTCGGATTCAGATAGCGACTCAGACTCGGATAGCGACTCGGATTCAGATAGCGATTCGGACTCAGATAGCGATTCAGAATCAGACAGCGATTCAGAATCAGACAGCGATTCAGATTCAGACAGCGACTCAGACAGTGACTCAGATTCAGATAGTGACTCGGATTCAGCGAGTGATTCAGACTCAGGTAGTGACTCCGATTCATCAAGTGATTCCGACTCAGAAAGTGATTCAAATAGCGATTCCGAGTCAGGTTCTAACAATAATGTAGTTCCGCCTAATTCACCTAAAAATGGTACTAATGCTTCTAATAAAAATGAGGCTAAAGATAGTAAAGAACCATTACCAGATACAGGTTCTGAAGATGAAGCAAATACGTCACTAATTTGGGGATTATTAGCATCAATAGGTTCATTACTACTTTTCAGAAGAAAAAAAGAAAATAAAGATAAGAAATAAGTAATAATGATATTAAATTAATCATATGATTCATGAAGAAGCCACCTTAAAAGGTGGCTTTTTTACTTGGATTTTCCAAATATATTGTTTGAATATAATTAATAATTAATTCATCAACAGTTAATTATTTTAAAAAGGTAGATGTTATATAATTTGGCTTGGCGAAAAAATAGGGTGTAAGGTAGGTTGTTAATTAGGGAAAATTAAGGAGAAAATACAGTTGAAAAATAAATTGCTAGTTTTATCATTGGGAGCATTATGTGTATCACAAATTTGGGAAAGTAATCGTGCGAGTGCAGTGGTTTCTGGGGAGAAGAATCCATATGTATCTGAGTCGTTGAAACTGACTAATAATAAAAATAAATCTAGAACAGTAGAAGAGTATAAGAAAAGCTTGGATGATTTAATATGGTCCTTTCCAAACTTAGATAATGAAAGATTTGATAATCCTGAATATAAAGAAGCTATGAAAAAATATCAACAGAGATTTATGGCTGAAGATGAGGCTTTGAAGAAATTTTTTAGTGAAGAGAAAAAAATAAAAAATGGAAATACTGATAATTTAGATTATCTAGGATTATCTCATGAAAGATATGAAAGTGTATTTAATACTTTGAAAAAACAAAGTGAGGAGTTCTTAAAAGAAATTGAAGATATAAAAAAAGATAACCCTGAATTGAAAGACTTTAATGAAGAGGAGCAATTAAAGTGCGACTTAGAATTAAACAAATTAGAAAATCAGATATTAATGTTAGGTAAAACATTTTATCAAAACTATAGAGATGATGTTGAAAGTTTATATAGTAAGTTAGATTTAATTATGGGATATAAAGATGAAGAAAGAGCAAATAAAAAAGCAGTTAACAAAAGGATGTTAGAAAATAAAAAAGAAGACTTAGAAACCATAATTGATGAATTTTTTAGTGATATAGATAAAACAAGACCTAATAATATTCCTGTTTTAGAAGATGAAAAACAAGAAGAGAAAAATCATAAAAATATGGCTCAATTAAAATCTGACACTGAAGCAGCAAAAAGTGATGAATCAAAAAGAAGCAAGAGAAGTAAAAGAAGTTTAAATACTCAAAATCACAAACCTGCATCTCAAGAAGTTTCTGAACAACAAAAAGCTGAATATGATAAAAGAGCAGAAGAAAGAAAAGCGAGATTTTTGGATAATCAAAAAATTAAGAAAACACCTGTAGTGTCATTAGAATATGATTTTGAGCATAAACAACGTATTGACAACGAAAACGACAAGAAACTTGTGGTTTCTGCACCAACAAAGAAACCAACATCACCGACTACATATACTGAAACAACGACACAGGTACCAATGCCTACAGTTGAGCGTCAAACTCAGCAACAAATTATTTATAATGCACCAAAACAATTGGCTGGATTAAATGGTGAAAGTCATGATTTCACAACAACGCATCAATCACCAACAACTTCAAATCACACGCATAATAATGTTGTTGAATTTGAAGAAACGTCTGCTTTACCTGGTAGAAAATCAGGATCACTGGTTGGTATAAGTCAAATTGATTCTTCTCATCTAACTGAACGTGAGAAGCGTGTAATTAAGCGTGAACACGTTAGAGAAGCTCAAAAGTTAGTTGATAATTATAAAGATACACATAGTTATAAAGACCGAATAAATGCACAACAAAAAGTAAATACTTTAAGTGAAGGTCATCAAAAACGTTTTAATAAACAAATCAATAAAGTATATAATGGCAAATAATTAATGCATGGCTGCAAAGCAAATAATGAGTTTGTCGTAAAAATAACAACATTTTAAACTAGCAATAAATAATATCAAAGTCATCATTTCAATGATGCAATCTAGTATAGTCCACATTCTAAACAGGTGTGGACTATTACTTTTTTCACTTTATATTACGAAAAAATTATTATGCTTAACTATCAATATCAATAATTAATTTTAAGCTGAAAAACAATAAAAATGTTAAGACAACGTTTACTTCAAGTTAATTATTATACTGAAAATTCTGGTATATAATGCTGTTAGTGAATATAACAGGGAAATTATATTGGTTATAATATTGAGTCTATATAAAGGAGAAATAACAGATGAAAAAGAAATTATTAGTTTTAACTATGAGCACGCTATTTGCTACACAAATTATGAATTCAAATCACGCTAAAGCATCAGTGACAGAGAGTGTTGACAAAAAATTTGTAGTTCCAGAATCAGGAATTAATAAAATTATTCCAGCTTACGATGAATTTAAGAATTCGCCAAAAGTAAATGTTAGTAATTTAACTGACAATAAAAACTTTGTAGCTTCTGAAGATAAATTGAATAAGATTGCAGATTCATCGGCAGCTAGTAAAATTGTAGATAAAAACTTTGTCGTACCAGAATCAAAGTTAGGAAACATTGTGCCAGAGTACAAAGAAATCAATAATCGCGTGAATGTAGCAACAAACAATCCAGCTTCACAACAAGTTGATAAGCATTTTGTTGCTAAAGGCCCAGAAGTAAATAGATTTATTACGCAAAACAAAGTAAACCACCACTTCATTACTACGCAAACCCACTACAAGAAAGTTATTACTTCATACAAATCAACACATGTACATAAACATGTAAATCATGCAAAGGATTCTATTAATAAACACTTTATTGTTAAACCATCAGAATCGCCTAGATATACACATCCATCTCAATCTTTAATTATCAAGCATCATTTTGCAGTTCCTGGATATCACGCGCATAAATTTGTTACACCAGGGCATGCTAGCATTAAAATTAATCACTTTTGTGTTGTGCCACAAATAAATAGTTTCAAGGTAATTCCACCATATGGTCACAATTCACATCGTATGCATGTACCAAGTTTCCAAAATAACACAACAGCAACACATCAAAATGCTAAAGTAAATAAAGCATATGACTATAAATACTTCTATTCTTATAAAGTAGTTAAAGGTGTGAAGAAATATTTCTCATTTTCACAATCAAATGGTTATAAAATTGGGAAACCATCATTAAATATCAAAAATGTAAATTATCAATATGCTGTTCCAAGTTATAGCCCTACACACTACGTTCCTGAATTTAAGGGTAGCTTACCAGCACCACGAGTATAAAAATTGGCACTAAGTTTACGAGATATGATAAATACCTATTATTTTAAATATAGTCTACAATCTATGTGGTTGTAGGCTGTATTTTTTGCAGTTTATCAATAAACACCCATCAACAAATTATACCGTTTTTCTACTTTGAAAGTTGGAAGTAACATAATCTTAAATAAATATATTATTAATTAAGATAAATATAATACTCAAGATTATTGTTAATAGTTTGTTCATCGCAAGTTAATTATTGTTTCTAAAATATTGGTATATAATTTTCAATGGCGAAGAAAACAGGGTGAAAAAGTCGGTTTTTATATCAAAGCAAATAAGGGAGCATAAACAAATGAAAAGGAAAGTATTAGTACTAACAATGGGTGTAATTTGTGCAACTCAATTATGGCATTCTAATCACGCAAACGCATTAGTAACAGAGAGTGGCGCAAATGATACTAAGCAATTTACTGAAATTGTATCGGAAGAGAAAGTTATAACAGTTGAACATGCTCAAATTAATATTTTTCAATCTAATAGCAATTCAAACTTGATGGAGTTCAACATATTAACAATGGGCGGTAAATCAGGAGCTATGGTTGGTTATAGTGAAATTGACTCATCACATTTCACAGACCGTGACAAACGCGTTATTAGACGTGATCATGTTAAAGAAGCACAAAGCTTAGTAGAGAACTATAAAGATACACAAAGTGCTGATGCTAGGATGAAAGCCAAACAAAAAGTTAACACATTAAGCAAACCGCATCAAAACTATTTCAATAAACAAATTGATAAGGTTTATAATGGATTACAACGCTAATCCAAAGTAAATTATAAGTTATACATCTCGTTTTTAAATGACAATTTATCCCCGTAAATATTATAAATAATCTTTTCAAATTCCACATAGATATAGAGACACTAATAAACCTCTTTGTCTCGATATGATAGTCTGCAACGATTCATGTTGTAGGCTTTTTAATTTTACAAATAAGGCTAAATATATAAGTTCTGGCACCTAAAATATAGAAAATACATAAAAGTAAGTATAGTTATTTTATTATAATTATTAAATTTTTATTAATTAATTGTAAAAATGTAGAATTATAATTAATTAACGTTTAATATTAAAATTAACTAAAAAGAAAGAGGTGTTAGTTATGACAGAATACTTATTAAGTGCTGGCATATGTATGGCAATCGTTTCAATATTACTTATAGGGATGGCTATCAGTAATGTTTCGAAAGGGCAATACGCAAAGAGGTTTTTCTATTTCGCTACTAGTTGTTTAGTGTTAACTTTAGTTGTAGTTTCAAGTCTAAGTAGCTCAGCAAATGCATCACAAACAGATAATGGCGTAAATAGAAGTGGTTCTGAAGATCCAACAGTATATAGTGCAACTTCAACTAAAAAATTACATAAAGAACCTGCGACATTAATTAAAGCGATTGATGGTGATACGGTTAAATTAATGTACAAAGGTCAACCAATGACATTCAGACTATTATTGGTTGATACACCTGAAACAAAGCATCCTAAAAAAGGTGTAGAGAAATATGGTCCTGAAGCAAGTGCATTTACGAAAAAAATGGTAGAAAATGCAAAGAAAATTGAAGTCGAGTTTGACAAAGGTCAAAGAACTGATAAATATGGACGTGGCTTAGCGTATATTTATGCTGATGGAAAAATGGTAAACGAAGCTTTAGTTCGTCAAGGCTTGGCTAAAGTTGCTTATGTTTATAAACCTAACAATACACATGAACAACTTTTAAGAAAAAGTGAAGCACAAGCAAAAAAAGAGAAATTAAATATTTGGAGCGAAGACAACGCTGATTCAGGTCAATAATGCTCATTGTAAAAGTGTCACTGCTGCTAGTGGCACTTTTATAATTTTTAGATCACGATATGATTTATTATCAATTCAGAATTAAAAAAGTAAATAGTATCAAAAGTAAGTGTATTTAATATTAGAAAATAAAAATTTTAAATTTAGTATTAAAATGGAATGTTACTATATAGTTCAATGTGTATTATCACAGAAAATAAAATAATGCTTTACTTCTATATTTAAAAGTGTATAATGAAAGTTAAGTAATAAAGAGCGTGAAGAAAAATGTGAGTTATTTATATAGAATATTCTCCTTTTCATTTATGAATTTGTTACAAAATATTTAGTGCAAAAGCACGACGGAGGTATTCAATATGAATAACGGTACAGTTAAATGGTTTAATGCAGAAAAAGGTTTTGGTTTCATCGAAAGAGAAGATGGTAGCGACGTATTCGTACACTTCTCAGCAATCGCTGAAGATGGATACAAATCATTAGAAGAAGGCCAAAAAGTTGAATTCGACATCGTTGAAGGCGACCGTGGCGAGCAAGCTGCAAACGTAGTTAAAATGTAATTTTAACTTATTCAAACAGTCCTTACTATAGGGCTGTTTTTTTATGCTTTAAATCGATAACAGTTGGTGTGGTAAAAGCACTAGCCGTTATTTTTTTGTCCAATAAATTTAGTTGGAGATTTAACAATATATAATGGTTCTAAAATAAATCGAACTGATGGAAAAGTTTTTTACTTTTCATCTGTCCGACTTTTGATTTTGAATATAAAAAAGCGCCAATACAGAACTTTAATAATGACGAGAATTAAAGTCTGTATATGGCGATAACAAGAAGTAATGTTAAACACTCAAAATGTTTAACAATAATAGGATACCACATCGCATAATATCTTACTACTTAATTAATAATTTAACTAATCAACTTTTTGTTAATTTTTTATTAAGACTGATTAATTATTGAGAATATTTATTGTTTTTAAAATCTCATAATAATTCAGTAATCTTGTTTTCATTTAAAAGGCGAAACATTAAAATAATTAAATAAAAATATTGCGTTTAATTTACAGCGTCAAATATACTTATTTCTAATGCTTTGGGGTCTACTGAAACAAGTAAAGAATGATCGATGTTACTAATATTGCCATTCTCCAAATTTATTTCTGTGAGTATTTGGAAGCTACCATTAGGCAACGGTTTAACAATAGACAATTGCTTTTCCGCTTGTTGTATTAAAAAAGGTTTTGTAGATTGATTATTAATATGCCATTCACTCATGTATGTTTTTCACTCCTGCTTTAAAATAGGGTTAGAAAGTTTATAGTTGAGACATTCATGTTCAACCAAAATTTTGTTCGAATTCAATAAATGTCTTGTTTAAAATAGAAATATTGTAAATGTTATCGTCCAAAACTTCACCAGTTAAGTATTTGTTTTGAATTAAAATTTGGCAGTTAGTTAAGAAGTCTTGATAATCACGATCGCAAAAATAGTTTTCACGTGCATCTTTAGCATCGCCAAAAAAGTTAGCGACTGTTTCTGTTTCTCCTTTATTCGAACGTTCAATATATAATTTGTAAAATTTAGCTATTGTATACTTTTGTTCTTTAGTTAGTTCATTCAAAATATTGGGCCTCCTGAAATATCATTTGTAATCTATACCCAATTTATTGCAAAACACAAACTAATTTAACTATTTGATGAAACTGTGTTAATAAGCTTTAACAAGCCTTAGTTTGTATGGATCTATAAAATTATCTTTAATTGCATAGGGTGAAATAATATGTAGTCCATAACTTTTAACTGATTTTTCACTTACACCAAATTTATAAGCTTGGTAGATAATTTTAGTACAATACGTAAATTTTTTGCTGTTCAAATTTAATGTAACTAGATAACGATGATTTGTATTCTCATAGTTTTTCTTAACCCATTCAGCCGCTTTTTTACCTGCACCAGGATAGCTGCAACGATAAACTTTCATCCAATCATTTTTGCCACTTGCATAATTATATTTAAAAGATTCGAAGGATTGTGTAGTTGGTTTGTCGCCAGGCCCCTCAATTTGTAAAATCGTTTTATCATCAATCGCGATACTACAATGACCAAAAAATCCCCACATGACAGGGCCTTTTGTAACAATAATATCACCAGGTTGTAATTGGAATTTGTCATCTTGAATTTCTGAATACTTATTATCTGCAATTGTTTTTGGTGAGTTTATTGGGGATACGACAACGAATAATATAAGTAAAATTATCGTTCGTTTAATATAGTTCACTTAAAAGCTCCTTGTTGAAGAAATATATGTAAATAGTCTTAAATTAGAATTGTAATCTTTAATAAGCTTGTAAGACTAAAACATATCTTAAATATTAAAGTATGAGAGTGTGAAATGTCTATTAAGAATAAAAAACAGTCTGAAACATCATTGAGACGTTTCAGACTGGATATAAAATGAATTTCATTTATAGCACACCAAATATAAATGTGTATATTAATATAGCGAATCCAAAAATATAGAGAATGACAGTGAAACTTAAATAGGACTCTTTTTTAGATTCTTTGCTAGTTTTTTTCATTAATACGAGTATAAACGTAGCGGCAACTAAGAAAATTAATGCTAGCCAAAACAGAATTGCAAAATGTAAAGACATGTGAAACCCTCCTTATATACCGTAATTATTAACCTATAAAACTATAAAAAATAGGATAAATGTAATAGAGAACGAGTACGATATTTATAAAAAATAATATTTCACTTAACCAGTTTTTAGTTATCATTGCAATGGTAAAGGATACGATGAGTATCACACCACAAATGATAATACCAGGCAGGAGCCAACATAAATCATCTAAATCTTTATTATATGTGATTAAAATATTAAAGATAACAAAAGTGGTAGTAATAACTATATTGATAGCATTTAACAAAATGTTATTCATGACTGACACCTACTAGTATAAAAATAGCTTCTTAATAAATATGATAACACTATTTTTCAATAGGTAAATAAAAAGTATAGTTATTTTTAAAATATTATTTGCAGAATGCTAAAGTTTATTAATTCAAACAAGTGAGCATATATAGGGGTGTATTGTATTAATATGAAAAGAATATTTACATACTAAAAACTCTTAAAGTTGTATAATTCGTTAATATTTTTAGAATCAGATATCAAAAAAATGTGCAAAATCACTTTTGCACATTTACAAATACTAGTTTTCTGATAAGATTAATAATAACACTTTAAATAGCGCTTAATAAATGAAGGGGGCAAGTCTTATGACGTTTTACAATTTCATCATGGGTTTTCAAAATGATAACACACCATTTGGTATATTGGCCGAACACGTTAGTGAAGATAAAGCATTCCCTCGATTAGAAGAAAGACACCAAGTAATTAGAGCATATGTGATGTCTAATTACACAGATCATCAATTAATTGAAACTACAAATAGAGCTATTAGCTTATATATGGCAAATTAATTTGAGTAGTACCAATTATGATGTATTAGTGCATCCCAAATATCTTTTGTTTTAAAGTTTATTTCATCATTTCTTATCGAAAATGGTGTAATAATGTCTTTATCTAACCAAGTGTTGATAAGTTCATTTGGTACACCATCTAACAACATTTCACTTTTACTAATTATAAAACATTCCCAGTCAAGTGAAACATTTTGTGGATTCACATAATTACATTGATTATGATTATCCAT